CGTATTTTCCAGGGACGGCATCATTCGCTAATACTGCTGGATTTGCTCCAACTGCCTCGTTTGCTACAAACGCAAGTTTAGCAATAACAGCATCAAATGCAACTAATGCAACATTTGCAATAACAGCATCAAATGCAACTAATGCAACATTTGCAATAACAGCATCAAATGCAACGTCAGCATCAAATGCATTGTTATCATCTTTTGCCATAACATCCGGGTTTTCTATAACATCCAGTTTTTCTCCAACCTCTAGTTTTGCCATAACAGCTTCGTATTTTCCGGGAACAGCATCATTTGCAATTAATGCAGGATTTGCTCCGACGGCATCATTTGCAATAACGGCGTCATATTTTCCAGGAACAGCAAGTTTCGTTAATACTGCTGGATTTGCTCCGACGGCGTCATTTGCAATAACAGCTTCGTATTATACCGGAACATCTAGTTATGTAAATTCTGCTGGATTTGCTGTGTCGGCCTCATACACAAATAGTTCGTCATTTGCATATACAGCATCATTTTATAATGGAACAGCAAGTTATTCAAATACTGCGCAATATGCTATCACAGCAAGTCAAGTTACAAATGCAAATTTTGTAAGTAATGTTGATAACGTAGATACTATAACGAATGCAACTAACGCAACAAACGTAACCAACGTAACAAATGCAACTAACGCAACTACTGTTACAAATGTAAGTAATGCTTCAAACGTTACTACCGCAGCTAACGCAACTAATGTGACAAATGCAACTAATGTGACAAATGCAACTAATGTGACAACGATTACAAATGCAGATGTCGCCACAACAGTAAATCATGTCACAAATGTAGGTACGGCTACAAACGTTGATACTGTACTTACTGCATCATTATTTAATGGTACTGCGTCATTTGCTTTGGTCGCTGGATTTGCTCCAACAGCTAGTTTAGCTTTAACTGCATCATATTTTGGTGGAACGGCATCCTACGCACAGTTTGCTGGATTTGCGCCTACGGCCGGAACTGCTACTAATGCCGATTTTGCTACTAACGCAATCAACGCTCAATATTCTGTATCATCCTCGACAGCAACCATGGCAGATAATGCAGTAAATGCTCAGAGCGCATATTTTGCTTTAACTGTTGCAACTGCATCCGTAGCTGACACTGCCTCTTTTGTTAACAGCGCATCATACGCTCTTACATCATCGTTTTATGGTGGAACGTCATCGTTTTCAAATAATGCTGGATTTGCCGTTTCCGCGTCATATACAGTGTCTTCATCATATGCAGTTTCTGCATCACGAGCAGACTTATCATTGTATATAATCTCATCGTCATTTGCTAACAGCGCATCATGGTCGCCTAGTCAAGGGTCTACAACATTAAATACCGCATCTCTTTATCAAATAACATCCAGTCAGGCAATAAGTTCAAGTTATGCTTTAACATCATCATATACTTTACACAATGACGTAATAGAACAGATAGAAACTTTATCGAGTGATTATACTGCATCCGTTTCAAGTAAAAGTCATTTGTTAAAATGTGTGGCTAATGCAAACATAAATCTTCCAAACTTAAATTATCCTTCTACAATATTTGTATCTTTAGTTGGTAGTGTTATAGCAACATTTATTCCTGGTAGTGGAATGTCTATATTAGGTAATAGTTCAATATCTGGGGATGGAACGTTTGTAACATTAGTACAAACTGACGCAACTACATGGAATGTATATGGAAGTCCGGCGTCTCCAAAAACATTATATGATAGTTTAATTGCATTTTTCCCATTAGACCAGGGACAAGGTCTATCAAAAATAGACAGTTATAGTTCACATTTCTTAAGTCAAACTGGAAGTCTAAGCAATGTATCAGGAAAAACTAGAAAATTAGCAACAGGATTTACAGCAGGAACCAGTTCGTATTTATTTTCAGCAAACATATCTGAAAGTGATGCAAAATTTAATTTTGGAAATACAAATTTTACATTGGCAACTTGGGTGAATATAAAGAAAATCAATCAACAAAACATGTTGATTGCTAAATACAATAACAGCCTTGGAAATTTTAGAAGTTACTATTTGTCTCATAATGGTAATAGTGATGGATTTTTTCAAATGGGATTGATTAGCAATGGGTCGGCATCATCCACTGTAACCTGTTCGGCGTCAACTTTTGGTAGCGCATCTGCAAATATTTGGTATCACGTGGCTGGTTGGTATGATGCTGATAATTCTCAAGTAGGAATACGAATTAATGGGGGTACAGCAAATACAGTAACGTGGTCGAGTGGTTCATATTCATCTACAAATGTTGCTCCATTATTAATTGGTGGGTTGGTTGCTGCTTCATGGTTAAGTGGTAGTATGCAAGATGTAGGTATATGGGGCAGGGTGTTAACACAAGCTGAATGCAATTTATTGTACAATGGCGGTACAGGCAGAACATATCCATTCATGGGAACATAACATATGATAAACTCTCCAAAAAGGTCATCATACATACCGTTAATTAGTGTCGATTGGAATTTTGGTTCACCTCCATTTTCTTATGTCACAACTGGGTCTAATAATGCTACTAAAGTTATTTTTGTCCCTACAACTGCGTCTGTTCAGGCATATAATCACCATCCATTTTTATTTAGAAGCAATGATACTAATACAATTCATTTGTTACATTCTACACATGACAAAGATGAGGATGGAGCAGGTCAATATATAAGACATGTATCTAGTAGTAATGAGGCCGAAAGTTGGTCGTTACATAATACCGTGTTACCGGCCTGGCAAGCAGTTAATTTTAATCACACTGCTGATGCTATAGTTCCATCTCCGGCGGGGGTTGTCATATCAAATAACGTATTATATGTTCTTTATGATATAGTTTTTATTGCTTGGACTCTTAATGCTCCAGTACCAGCGTATCAAGCATACGGTATGTTGATTCAACCAGTAGTTAATGATACATTTGGAAATCCAATGTGGTTATATGGTGGGAATACTGACATATCATATAGTCAGGCCCCGGCCAGTCTTAAATCACAAATATTTAATGATTTAATGAAACCAGGTAATATAATAGCCGTAAATGTAAATACTGAACTTTTTTGGCCAGGCGGGCCTGCTCCTGTAGAATCTGGATTATGTGAATCTGTGGCATTTAAATGTGGTGACTCTTATTGGATACGATATGCTAGAGCATATAACAATTTGGATTCATCTTCAGCATTTGTTCAAATTCAAAATAGTGTAAACGGAACGTATTGGTCATACCCAAGAAGTTCGGCAATACCAAATGCGCCATCTAAAATTTCAAAATTAAATCATTCCTCAGGAACGTCATGTATGATAATGAATCCTTATAGTTATCTTTTTAACCGTGACCCTTTGATTTTTGTGACAGGCAGGGATGGAGTAAACTGGAATTCCATAAAAATGGTCAGGTTAATTGGAAATGATGTTCCAGTATATCCTGGAATATATAAAGGCGGCGCTGCAGCATACCCAACTCTTCTCGAATTAAATGATGGGTCTGCGTCTATATTATCGACGTATTCCATTTATAAAGAGACTATTGCGGTAACAAAATTTAATTTATAATGCGTTAAATCTGTTTATTTTAATAGATTTTTAATTAGGGCTTGACGTTTTAATCAAGTCTGATATAGTTATTGACATCGGCAGATTAGTTCAACGGAAGAATAAGTTCCTCATAAGGACAAGACACGGGTTCGACTCCCTTATCTGCCACCAAATGGGTTGTTGGTGAAATTGGATATCATAGGAGCCTACGAAGCTTTTGTTCCCGGTTCGAATCCGGGATGACCCACCAAATTTTAACGGGCTGATGATGAAATTGGATATCATACTACGCTTCGAACGTAGGTTTTAGGGTTCAAGTCCCTATCGGCCCACCAATTTATCAGTGTAGGTGAAAGTCCTAGAAGGAAGTGATGTAAGACCAAATGTTGTCTTGAACAACTTGAGATTACGGATTCTTGTCCCACATCGGGCGACCTGATAACAATTTCGCCGGTTTAGTTCAATGGTAGAACGAGAGTTTTGTAAACTTTAGACACGGGTTCGATTCCCCTAACCGGCTCCAATTTTATGAAATACGAAAGATTCAGTGAATTGTGGGACGTTTATGTTGGAAATCTCCAAAAAAATAGTGAGATTACACCAACTCTACAAGCATTGATTGATTATGCTAACGGTGACAAAAGTAAATTTGAATCCGTAAAAGATTTCTTAAATAAAAAGTAAATTTTGCCTCTTTGGTGTTAATGGTAGCAAGCGACATTGGTAATGTTGAAGCGAGGGTTCGATTCCCTCATGAGGCTCCAAAATTTGATAATTAGCTTATTGTTAAAGCGAAAACAAACCTAAGTATAGATATACCGGTCGCAACGGTAGCTAGAGTTAGGCATGGTTTTAGATTCCGGTAAGAGTCCGGTATTATCAAAAATTGCCTATTTAGTATAATGGAATTATTACGGTTTCGTAAACCGAAGACGAGAGTTCGATTCTCTCAATAGGCTCCAATTTAAAATGTATATCTTTATGAATAAGGAATTTGAACGAAAGTTTAAAGAACTTTTTCTAAAAAAATTAACGGAAGATGTTGAAGTATACGATAAACTCAAAGATAAGGAATCTTTTAATTTAAAATTAAAACAAGCAATAGAAGATGCCAAAAAAATCAAAGCATACGCTTGACAAAAAAGTTTGCTCGTGTATATTTATTTTAGATTCAGTAGTTCAGCGGTAGAACAGACCAGTTGATAAAGGTCAAACATCGGCGTAATCCGGTCTGAATTCACGGTGTGTTGGTAGAATGGTTATACAGTCGTCTGCAAAACGATTTACGAAGGTTCGAATCCTTCACATACCTCCAATTTATGAGCGATTCAATTAAAAAAGACGATGAAAAGTTTAATGATTTAATCACTAAACAACATCATAGTTTTGAATCATTCGCAGAATCAGTTCAAAGGCCAAAAGATAAAATTGAAACTGATGATGAAAAGATGGAAAGATTGATGGATTTACAAGAAGGGTCTGATAAAAATCCAGATGGAAATTTATCTCTTGAGGAAAAATATGAAAATGAACTTATGATTCAACAAGTGATAAAGATTCTTGATGAGAGTTCTGAACAGGAAGACCCATTTGCAAAATTCTTTAAAGATGACGATGAAGAATTCTTTGTAGATGATGAAGAAGATGGGGCTTGACAATATAAAATGATGGTGTAAGATGACGATGTAATTTGAAAACGGTGGTAAAAACACCAAAAGAAAAAAAGTTAAAAACATTTGACAGAAACGAAAGTTCTGATATACTTATTGGCATGATGAAAACAGCATTACAACAAAACGAAGAAAAAGGGATTAACCCACAAGGGTTGCCTAAGATGCTCGTATCATCTAAATCTATGTGGCATAAGTCATATAATAACCAATTTAATGATAAAAGTATTGAAAGGAGCGGCGGACGCTCATAAAGTAAAAAACATAACTTTAAGAACACCGCCTCTCAGAAATGAAAAAAGGCGGTTTTTAATTTTATGAAAACAGTAGAAGAGAAGAAAAACGAAAGATTACCAAAATATATAACAAATAAAGAATTAGAGGAATTGTTAGATTCGGATGAAATGAATCGTTTGGTAGAATTGATGGATGTTTGGGAAAAGTATAAAGATAGAACAAAAGATATCTCCGTAGGAGAATATTAAAGATTTGAGTCGAGCTGGACTTTAAACGAAGTAACGGATAGCACCGTTAAAACGCTGTATAGTCGGTTGGTTGATGCCAATTACTACATCTTACAAGATAGTAGGTCAGACTATAAAAACCATGATATAAGTCGGTAGATGCAATTCCGTGTTTCATGGCTTCAAAAAGAAAAGCATTTTGTTAAAGGAAAGCCCCTGACGATGTAGGCTTGACGTTGGAGAGACAACACAATTTTATAGGCGGGGTTCCGGCGAACGACAGAATCTCCAAAATTCAGTTTGGGTGGCTCGACACCACCTCCGCCTGCCAAATAATTCGAACTTTCATTAAAGTTCATCATATTTATTGATAAAGGTTCGAATATGAAAAAAATTATAGTTCCGATATGGATAAATCAATTAAATGATATTGTAAAACAAAGTCGTTGTAGAAGTGATGTAATAAGAAAGTTAGGTTTGACTACAAACGGTAGCGGAAATCACAGAGTAGTTAAACAATGGATAGACAAATTAAACATTTCTACAGACCATTTTGATTTTAGAAAAGTTATTTCTGAAAAACACGATAGTAGAATGAAAAATGAAAGATATAAAGATGAAGTGTTTTTAATTGAAAATTGGAATGGTTCCATATATCCAATAAAAAGATGGGCAAAGGAAAATTTAAAGTATGAATGTGTGTTGTGTAAAAATAATGGGACGCACAGAGATTTGCCACTTAAACTTCAATTAGACCACATTAGCGGAAATCCGAAAGATAATAGAAAAGAAAATTTAAGATGGTTATGCCCAAATTGTCATACACAATCGGACACTTATGGTAGTAAAAAATTAAATCTTCATAGAATAAAAAAATCAATTTTAAATCCTAATTGGAAAAATCAAGATAGACCACATAAAAGAAAAGTGGTAAGACCATCGAAAGAAGAACTTGAAAAATTAATAAAAGAATTGCCTATGACAACAATAGGTAAACAATTTGAAGTAAGTGATAATGCCGTAAGAAAATGGGCAAAAAGATATAAATTAATTTAAATAATATGGCGTCGTTCGCGTAGAGGCCGACCGCAGCGGACTTTTAATCCGACGATGTAAAAATCCACGTGGGTTCGAATCCCACCGGCGCCACCATCTCTAGGAGAAGTCCTATAGTCATCATGTTATGAAGCATTCGTGTTTTACGACGTTGTGGCAACAAACTACTAATTCCTACTAGGAGTAATTAACCATGTAGGTAAAATTTCCGTCTTATAACTCAATGGTAGAGCAGTCGGCCGATAACCGAAAGACCGTGGTTCGATTCCACGTAAGACGACCAATTTATTATTTTATGGTGTCGGAACTCGAGCGGCAGAGTAACTGGCTCTTACCCAGTGTCGAAAGACTGTGGGGGTTCAAGTCCCCCTGGCACCACCAATTTAGTTTATAACTAGAAAGAACACAGCCCGCAGCCAAAGAACACAACTAAGGAATGGACTGTGTAAGGTTTAATTCCTTCTCTATAAACTTTAATTTTAACGGAGTGTAGGAAGATAATTGGCAGTCACCCTCGCCTGGAACGAGGCGCCCCTGTGGCCTTGTGAGTTCGAGTCTCACCACTCCGACCATTTAATTTTTGCCGGATTAGTTTAACCACCGTTTAATAAACGGACAGAAAAAACGCAGCTCTTGAAAATAGAAATATTAGGGCATTATAACGATGTTCGATTCCCTTTCTATAAGTTGAATTGATTGGTGCCAAAGCCAACATCCGGCTCCATTTATAATCCAAACGAGTCTTAAAAGATATCGACAGAAAATAAAGCCTGACGGCGAACGTATGTGAATATCAGGTCATCAAAAGAGAAATCTACTTGTACGGGCCATTTTATGAAAGAATTAACAGAAGAAGAGGAAGAAGTTTATTATGCCAATTACAATTTAGTAGATGTTTGTGATTTGTGTGGAAAATATACTCCAATCACAAATAGAAATGATGGAAATGATTACTTGACTTTTACTGGAATACAGTTATTATGTCAAGGTTGTTTGAAATAATTTGGTAGGTTCGGCTAGCGGCAATGTCACGTGGCTGTAAACCACACGCTTAACGGCTACGGGGGTTCGAGTCCCTCACCTACCACCAATTTAATGGGTATGTGTTGTAAGAATAGCATATCTCTGGGGTGAAGCCAGGGAAGTTTGGGATGTGACTTTCCCAATATATCCACCAATTTGCCTAAGTAGCATAAAGTAATGGTTAAAGGTAGTATGAAGTGTACATCACATATTATTAATAATCGTGAAGTTAATGTTTACCGATGATGGGAAAGATACGGATTGAAACTTCGTCTTAGGCGCCAATTTTGTAAGTAAACTAACTAAACGTTAAACTGGAATCACAGAACTTGTTACTCTGCCAATTTAATATGAACCCCGAGCCAACTCAGGGCAGAGAATATTTACATGGTTTTTATTCCCTAGTAATGTCAAAGTAGCATGGCTGGCTGTTAACCAGTTCGTGTAGGTGCGAGTCCTACCTTCGGAACCAATTTTAATCGTCACGACGTCTCAACGGTGAGCGACAGACTGTAAATCTGTTAACCGGCATAGGTAGGTGGTTCGACTCCACCCGTGACGACCAAATATAGCGGAATTAGCGTGGGTAAATCTTACACCACCGATAGGTGAACGGATTTGTCAGGGTCGCTACCGCCCGATTTAAGTACATGTAATTCAGAGGCAGAATGTCACACTTCCAATGTGAACGTCGAGATTTCAAAATTCTCCATGTACTCCAATTTGCAACGTGATGTAATGGATAAGCCTTCGGGCTAGCATACCGGCAACATGAGCCGGAAGTTGATGTTACAGAAAAAGGTCAGACAATCCGGATAGACGTCTGACACGAAGTATGTTAGGGTTCGAATCCCGTCGTTGCTACCAATTTTAATTTAGTAACCACACCGTTTATCGCAACGGTCAAGAAAAAATAAAGTCTATAGTGTTATAGGGTGGCGAAATGATTTGAGATACGAACAGCAAATAAAAAAACTCATCTATTAAATGAAAAATAAGTATCTCGTTGGGCGTATATTGTAATGGTTAGCAATGGCTGTTTGTCAAACAGCAGGACGTGGGTTCAATTCCCCGTATGCCCGCCAATTTAATGGTCGGAGATTGTGATGGAAGCATGAAACTTTGACAGAGTTTCGGACGGGGTTCAAATCCCCACCGTCCACCATTTTGTAGAGATAGTATAGTAGTAGTAGTAGAATTCCCTTTTAGTATAATGGTAGTACAGGAGACTTTGAATCTTTTAGTGAAAGTTCGATTCTTTCAGAGGGAACCAATTTATAGTGGATTGCACGAAACCATAGTGCGGATATAGTAGAAATATTATAACCGAGATAAGGAGTAATGGCATCCTTCCAAATCCACGATTTAACGGTTGATGTATATCGATACATTAAGAGTGAGTAATATTCCACTTGAAGGGTTCATAACCTTTATACCGACCAATTTTAAACCGGTTCGAAGATGTGGGGTCATATATCTACGCTGAAGACGTGGAGAAATCCGTTCAACTCGGATGAACCGGGCCAATTTAGATACTAACAGCAGTTAAAAAGCATATCACGCCGGTAATGATAGTTCACGCCTATCCAGCTCCGCCATAATTTTTAAAATGATTTTGGAGTTGTCGTCTAAAGTAGGACACCGAAAAAAAGTATCTAGCTTTAAGTAAGTATATCAATTAGTAATGGATTAAGGGTTGGATTTTTATCATATAGTAATGATAAGTTCCCTGTGAGGACGTCAATCAAACATCCATGAATGGCCCTATCGTCTAATAGGAAAGGATGCTGGACTTTCATTCCGGCGAACTCGGTTCGACTCCGAGTAGGGCTGCCAACTTTATGTTCCGGTCGTATAATGGTAATACATCGCACTTTCCATGCGAATAAAGGAGTTCGATTCTCCTTCGGAATACCATTTAAACAAATTCTTCAATATTTATTGATATGATTAAATTAAAATTGATATTAGAAGGTCGTTATGAAAACGGAAAAGAATTTGAATGTGTGTCAAACTATGGTAAAGTGTGGCGAGCTATATTTAGTCCGGCCATTTCTAATTCAAATGACAATCCAAATAGTTGGCCATTTCGTGTAACATTATTTCATTTATATAAAGGAAAATATATTCCGGAAGACCATTTTTATTTGGCCGACAGTAATGATAATCTTATCACATCAAATTTAGAAAAATATGAATTAGGGTCATGGAAAAAAATTAGATAAACAAAATAAAATTATGAATGTTCACGATTACTTAAAGTCACTGTCGGTTGAAGAAATCAAGGAAAGTTATTCTGACCATTCTCATAAGGCAGCATTTGGTATGGCGCACGTGACAGGTGATTTTAATTTAGGAAATTGTATACGTTCTGCCAACTTTTTTGGATTTAGTGAATTTTGTTATGTCGGTGGTTCAAAACAGTATGACCGTCGAAGTACAGTCGGAACACATCATTATATTCCGACTGTCTATATTAGAACCGAAGAATCTTTTATGGAATTTATAAATGGAAAGTATTCTTTAGTTTCCGTAGAAAATAATATTCCTAAGTTTGAATCTAAGACGGTATCAATATATGATAATCCTTTTAGTAATTTAAAGTTACCACCAATCTTTATGGTCGGCGAAGAACAACTCGGATTATCAGAATACATGCTTGACAATTCAGAAAGAATAGTTACTATTCCTGCTCGTGGTACAGTTCGTTCATTAAACGTCGGTTCGTGTGCCGCGATTATCATGGGTATGTATGTGGGAACAATTTAGTAAAAGTAATAAAAGGTGGGCTTAGAGGCAGCCATCCTATAATAAGTAGAAACAAGTCTCCTAGTCTATTTGTGGAATCGGCGTAAAGTAGTTTCCACTGTAATATTGTGAAGGTTGATAACAAATATGAAGGCCGACGTATTCGGTTGAAGGACAGGAGGACAACAATACTTTGTGACAGTAAAAACCAGTGAAATAACATTGGTATGTCGTCACCAATAATAAAAATTGGGGAAACCGTTCTTTTGGCGTAATAGCATATTATTCTTTTCTAAAAATGGCCCTGTCGTCTAGTGGAAGGACAAATGCTTCTCAAGCATGTAGCCGGAGTTCGATTCTCCGTAGGGCTACCAATTTATTTTTGAAGTTCGATGAGTAACAATTCTTTTTCTAAGATAAGTTCTTGAGTTTTAAGAATTTGTTGACTGTTAGTTGCTATGGTTTGTGAAATTTGTTCCATTTGAACGTACTGTTTGTTTACAGTAATCGAATTATGAAGAAAAAAACCAAACCAAATAACAGTCAAAATAATCAATATAATAATATTTTGTTTTTCTTTTTTTAATTGTTCATCGGTAAAATTCATGAGCATAAGTAGAACGGGCTTATTATAAACAGTAAATAAACAGTAAATAAACAATTTTAATGGTGAGTATAGCATAGTGGTAATGTCGTGGCCTGTGAAGCTACCTATGGCGGGTTCGATTCCCCCTACTCACCCCAATTTCAGTCGGCGGCAGTTATGCCGGTAGCCCGTGTAGGGAGAAGAAGACAAATTTTAATGGTGGTATGATGCAACTGGAAGACATTCATTACTCAAAATAATGATTTTAAGAGTTCGACTCTCTTTACCACTACCAATTTAATCGGCGTGTGGCGAAGCTGGCTGAAACGCGATAGACTTAAAATCTATTACATGGTAATGCTACAACGTGGGTTCGACTCCCTCCACGCCGACCATATTTCGGTAAATAGCTAAAATGAAAAGCGCATGTCACTGGGACATGAGATATGAGTTAAAGCCTCATTTTACCGACCAAATTTATGAACGCAAAAGAAAAACGAATTAAACAAGAAATAGATTATATTGCCTTTCTTGAAAAACGTTTGAATAGTGAAAACTATAAAAAGAATGTTAGTAAAGAAGAGTATTCTAAAACCGAACAAAAGTTAAAGAAAGCTCGATTAGTATTGAAGATTTTAAAATAATTTATGAATATTGAGTGATGTTCAGAAAGTATTATCCTATGCCGGGAGTATGTAGGATAAGCCTTGTTCGGGCGACAATAGAACGTGGGGTAAAAATCCTCAAACCTCCACCATTTTAGGGACAGTAAAGCTTCCGTAGGCATAATGGCGTTACGAAGTAAACGAACTATATGGGTTTAACTCCCATCTGTTCCACCATTTCCACGCTTGACAACTTCAATATCCATGATAGTATATTGACAGTTATTTGAAGAATGAATTTCAGTTCCGTAAGTGAACGCAAAGTTCATGTTGATGATTCCACAATCGTCAACCCGATAAGTTTCAAATACTATATTCCGTGGTTACGGAACAACATTTTAATGGCCCGGTAATTCAAGGTAGAATGCATGCTTGATAGGCGTGAAGTTAGAGGTTCAAGTCCTCTTCGGGCTACCATTTAAAAAATAAAATTACATTTACCGATTGGTTAATAATAGTTATTAACCATATGGTAAAGAATACAAAACCAACGTCAGTAGAAATAGAATTGATGCAGAAATTCTATGATGAAGGAAATTCATTAAGACAAGTTCAAATTAAATTTTCTTGGTCAAGGCCAAGTTTGATTAAATATTTAAAGACTAGACAACCGAAAAATATTTCAAACGAAGAAAGAAAAAATCGAGCAGTAAACCGAGTTGTAACATGGAGAACACGTGTTAAACAAAAACTTGTAGAATATAAAGGTGGAAAATGTGAAATTTGTGGATACAATAAATGTATAAATTGTCTTTCATTTCATCATTTAGACCCAAAAGAAAAAGATTTTCAGATTAGTGGAACAACGTTGTCATTTGAACGACAAAAAAATGAAGTTGATAAGTGTCAACTGTTGTGTCATAATTGTCATGGAGAAATCCATGCAGCAGAAAGATTTTAATTCCGGTTTAGCATAATAGGTAATGCAACTGATTGTTAATCAGTGACCCAAAAGGTCTATGGGGGTTCAAGTCCCTCGGCCGGAGCTTTACGGATGGTCGTCTGAATCTGCTGGTGGAGTTAGCACCATAGGATGATAATAATGACGAGTATACATCGTCCGCCAATTTTAAGATACCAACAGCAATCAAAATAAATCCGCCTAATACGCAGAACTAAAAAGATGGTATCTTGTAAAGCATCCATAAGTCAATGGTAAGCTGATAGGCTTTTACCCTATTAATCTCGGTTCGATTCCGGGTGGATGCACCAATTTATGAAAAGGCATTTGAAGACAGTACAAATAGTTAATTTTAGCTAAACAGGGATAGACATTCTAAATGGTGTAATCTGGTAGCACGCTAGCCGTGAAGGCTGGAAGTTATGTTCAAATCATAAAAGAATGGAATGTGTCTCGACGGAGACGATTCGTGAAATCCCCTGAAGAGAGATAGACATTGATAACGACGTTCTTGGTTCAAATCCAGGCTTGCCCACCATATGGGCAGGTGCGTGAAACGGCATCACGGTCAACTTGAATGGAACTTGTAGTGAAATCCTCTTTAATTTTATACAATACGACAATTTGGGGAAGTGGCGAAATAGGTAAACGCAGCGCACGGTTGGATACATAGTGTGCTAAAATTGTAGATAAAGACGCATATCCAGTAAGTCGCATATCTATTTGTTCGTTCAAGTCGAACCTTCCCCACCAATTTTTATGTTCCATTGCAAAGGAAAATTGCATTACCACAAAACATGGTTAATGATATATGTTGAGAGTGATATCTGTGAATATTACAGTCATTTACTCAATATGCATTGTCGTCATATGAATTTGAATCCTCCTATGCATGGTGCCCATATCTCTGTTATTGCAGGAAAATATGAAATAATAGACGAATACCATAAACAATTTTGGAATAAATACCAAGACAGCCAAATTGATTTTCAGTATTGTCAGGAAGTAGAAAATGATGGAGAATATTTCTGGTTGCCTGTGAAATGTGAACGAATCGAAGATGTTCGTGAAGAACTTGGATTACCAAGAAGAATTCCAATTCCATGGCACTTAACCATAGGAAACTTAAAAAATTTATGAATTACACTTGTCATAGCGGCGGATGCCCTGGCTCCGATATGTTCTGGGAAAATGAAGCCAATAATTATGGAGTAACCACCATCGCTTATTCTTTTTACGGTCATACTCAACAAGGTAAGAATAGAAAAATTCTTGAACGTCCAGAATTAGATGAAGGTTTTGAAGCCGTTAAAATTGCCTCAAAAGGTATTGGTAGAAATCCAAATGTTCGTTGGCCCTATGTAAAAAATTTAATTTGTAGGAATTGGTTTCAGGTTAAAAATTCGGATGCAATATTTGCCGTCGGTAAATTTATTAATCGAAAAATTGTATCAGGAGGAACGGGTTGGGCCGTTCAAATGGGGATTGATAATAAAAAACCAATCTTCTTTTTTGACCAAGAAAATAATAATTGGAATAAATTCAATTATGAAAAAGAAGAATTTGAAGTAATTGATTATGTTCCAAAATTGACACAGAATTTTGCCGGCATCGGAACTAGAGAATTACAAGAAAATGGTAAAGATGCCATTAGAGAAATCTATAAAGTAAATTTTGGGATGGTAGCTTAGTGGCTAAAGCGGTTGCCTGTCCCGCAACAGACCGGGAGTTCGAATCTCCTTCATCCCGCCATAATTTGAACGCTTGACATATTTATAAAGTGTGATAATATCAGACATGGAAAAATACGACGATTGTAAATGGTGTGATAACGTGACACCAGAAGAATTAGAAAAGTATCCCGACGCAATATGTTATGAATGTGGGAGACATGGAAAAAATGTTGTAAAATTGACTCCAAAATGGCCAACTCTTGAAGGTAGATTGAATCGACCTTTGACATCAAGAAAAGATTAGAAAAAATTAGAGAAGAACTTGGTATGTCGATTTATAGTAAGTATACATTACCACCTTCAGGTCATATAAAGTGTTTTCATATGACCATTGGAAAATATCAACAAATATTTGATTGTTAATAGACCTTAAAATAATTTATGTTTAATACATGTTTTAAAAATCAGTTTGTAGTAAGGTATGATGAACATAAAGAACATCATAAATCAAGATATCATTTTTATAAACATATATTAACTTATTATTATCCAATCACGATAAAAAGTTATTTAAAATACGAAGTTAGATATTTTATACCACGTTATTATTCAAAATTTAAATTGAACATGATAATATGGTATATTAAATTAAGAATATGGTCTAAAACACATTTGTCTATATGAATAAATGTTTGATTGTTAACAAACAAACGAATGATTAGGTGTCAGAGTGGTTTATTGTATTGGCGATTGAACGTCATGTCGAATCCTTAAGTGGATTGACCGAAGGTTCGAATCCTTTTCTAATTATTCACATTTTATTATTGACTATTTTGTAATTGATGATATAGTTATTGACATACGGTTGGGTGGCCGAGTCCGGCTTATGGCGATAGTCTTGAAAACTATAGCACCCTAAAAACGTGCCGGGGGTTCGAATCCCTCTCCAACCGCCAATTTATCGTAATTCCGTATCAATCCTTTAACTCTATACAGCGATTTACGACTGTGAGTGAGGGTAAAATAGAGCGGCCAATTTGCCCTTATAAAGGGAAACCGAAAATTGCTAATTCGGCAGTGGTTAGACCTTGAATCACTATAAAATATCAATGTTATAATGGAGTTAGAGGCTAATACGGCTGGTAGCGCAAGTTTGCTAAACTTGTTTGCCCTAAAAAGCAATGAGGGTTCAAATCCCTTCTACTCCGCCAATTTTATTTCGGAATGTAGCGCAGCTTGGCTAGCGCACCTGCCTTGGGCGCAGGGGGTCGTGGGTTCGAATCCCACCATTCCGACCAGTTTTTAATGTGCGTGTGGCTCCAGCGGCAACGGCGTCTCGTTTACACCGAGATTTATCACAGGTTCGAGTCCTGTCACGCATACCATTTCGGCGCTTTAGACCAACGGTAGGAGTCGCTACTCTGAGAAAGTAGAATGTATGAGTTCGAATCTCATAGGCGCCACCAAATTTAAGACGTATCAATGATAAATTATTGATACGTTTTTTTATATATTTATAAATATGATAAATATTTCACAGGATGAGATGACACAAGCTGGATTTGTTCAGCCAAATTCCGATGGTAATGTTGTAACTCAACCAACACAAACAGTTCAAATGCCCGTCGTAAATTCTGGAACTAATATTTCTTCTACAACAGTAATAAATGGAAATGATAATAAAGTAAACGTATTTTCAAGTATGATTCAAGATAATACAGGCGGAGTTTCATCTATTCGTATTTTAATGTTATTGTGGGGATGTGGAGTATTTATTATTTGGTTACTAGCATATATTGTTGGTATATGTCATGGAGTTTATACGATTCCATCTTTACCACAAGAAATAGTAGAAATTTTGATAGGTATTGTAGGCATTAAAACCGTTCAAAGATTTGGTGAAAAGTAATCACGCTTGACATTTGAGAATTTTGAAGTATAGTTATTACAGTTCTTTGAGATTTAATGACGCAAGCGACTTTACGCTGATACTTGTTAACAAACACTATTAGAGGAAGTTCGCGGCTCCAAAACAGATGATTGGGAGGGTAGAGTCTGGAGAACAAGACGCCCGTTAACACCACAAATTAGGAGCAACTCAAACAGGACAAAGGGTAATGTTTCCCGTTGTAAAAGTCCGGGTTGAGGCATCCCGTAAGGGACTTACTTCGAAAGAAGTCTGAGATAAATGTAAAGATAAAAACAGAACCGCGGCTACGGCTACGTTATTAATGGGGGTCATCGTTCAACGGTAGGACATATCGCTGGCAGTGATAGGATTCGGGTTCGATTCCCGGTGGCTCCACCAATTTTAGATACGGTCACAGCAATAAAAATTATACTAAAAAACAACCCGTAAGGGATAAATCCTGTCGATGACAGGTCGTAGCAGTGGCTACGTTAAAAACGCTCAACAGAAGTAAGTTGTAAAAAGGGCTTAGGAGATAACCTTAAATTCTGTATCTAGTGTCTTCCTTTTTTGGAAGACTTTGGGGTCATGGTAAAGTGGAAATACGTTTCACTCGCAATGAAAAGGCCTGAGTTCGATTCTCAGTGGCTCCACCAATTTTAGTGTTTTTACATTCTCAGTCATATATTTATAGATACTGACCACAGTGGTTAGTTGAAATAAAATTAACGAAATAAAAAAGGAAAATATATGATTACTATCGTAGTTGTGGCAGTTGTAGGTGTCGGCGCTTTCGTTTTCGGCGTACTCTTTGGTCGTAAGAACAAAGCAATTGTCGAAAAAGAATTGACCGCTGTTAAAGCTGCTGCTGAAAAAGCCGGCGTAAAGCTTTAATTGTATTGAATCGTGGCGTAGTGGTAGCGCAGGACTCTCTGAAAGTTCTGGTGATGGTTCGATTCCATCCGATTCAGCCAAGTTAACAAATTCGCTCATTGAAAAATAATTTTCGATGAGCGTTTTCTTTTTGACATTCTTACTAATGTGTGGTATATTTATATCATAACAACGAATACCTAAATTTTAATCTTGACGTATTTTATACTCAAGAAAATCATGAAAAATAAGTAGGTGATTAAGTTTCACCGAAGACCATGATAGGATGTCACATTCACAAGTCGTGACTTTGTAATCAAGACGAGATTCTTGAAGGTTCATAAAATTCGTTGCTTCGGTTGTGTGGCAGAGTGGTCTATCGCACTTGATTGGAAATCAGGAGGTCGTCGAAAGGCGGCCCGTAGGTTCAAATCCTATCGCAACCGCCAATTTATTATGTTCAATTGGTTAAAAAGATTTTTCGTAAAAGAAATTACGGAACCAGAGACAGGTTCGGTATCTTTTATTTTACCAGATGGTAAACAATTTAACATAGAAACATTAGATTTAAGTCATAGAATTGAAAACTTACATTGTAAGTTACATCCAGATTTTAATGGTTTAAAACCACCAAAACAAAATTGTAATGGTTGTTGGGAATATCATTATCAGCGAATGAGATTTTCACGATTTTAATATGAATCAAAGTTATTATGATGATGACTATCCTCAAACTAATCGTGATAAAGTTTTAACACCTAGACGAAAATTATTTTATTGTATTTGTGATATGGATGCCGTTCGTCCCTGGAAAAGGTGTTCTGTATGTCACCGTCGTAATGGACGTAAACGATTAAAAAGTTAATTTGGATGATAGGCAAATATTGGTTTGTTGCGGCTGTCTCGAAAACAGTTCCGGTCAAAAGCCGGTGAGAGTTCGATTCTCTTGTCATCCGCCATTTTATATTCTTCTTGACTTCCTTCAGTAACTTCGATATGAAACTATTCAATAAAAAAACAAGGACATTATTAGAAAAAATAAAAATGGATTACAACCATCCTTGGCCAAACGAAGACAAATTAACCAAATTACATCGTTGTAAAATTTTAAAAGAGATAGAACTTGTTCTTTTAAAATAAATTGATTATTCTTAATTCTCTGTTAATATTCGTGTTATATGATTGAAAAGCCAAATTTAACTGATGGAGAGATTCAAGAAAATTATCAAGAATTTCTATCGTTTGTCGGAAGTACCTTCAAAGGAGAACGAAAAACAAAACTACTTAAAATGTATTCTGATGATGACGGAGCATTAGGACTATCACTTGCTACTGCTCCCGCTGCAATGTGTGAACATTATCATTTATGCCATCCAGGCGGATATCTTCAACACATTATGAATGTCATTAAAATGTCATTCGCTTCTAAAAAACTTTTTGAACTTGCAGGATGTAAAATAGATTTTAATGATGAACAAATGGTGTTTGCTGCAATGCATCACGATTTAGGTAAATTAGGTGACCCTGAATTTGGTGAATACTATGCTCCACAAGACCAAGATTGGAAGTATAAGAAGGGAGAATTCTACAAAATGAATCCAAATCTTCCTTATATGGAAGTCACAGACCGAGCAATTTATCTTCTACAAAAATATGGAGTTGTCTACGATTGGAAAGAATATCTGGGTATTAAATTGGCAGACGGATTATTTAACGAAGGAACTGAAAAATATCTCAAACAATATAATCAAGAATTGTATTTGAAAACAAACTTACCAAGAATTATTCACAGCGCAGATTACGCCGCATGTCGTGGCGAATATGATAAGTGGTTCTTCAGAAAAACAGAAGAAAATTTATGAAAACTATTTGGAAATGGAATAATATATTAAAATGGTCATTTACGATGATAGTGGTTTCTGCTATGTGGGGATTGGTATCATTCTTATTTAATATTTCTATCATTCTTGCAGCAGTTCTTGGATTCTTAATAGGAATGATTGCCGGAACCATCGGAATGACTAAATGGGAATTATGGGAATTTGAATGATATAGCTCTAAAAATACCATCAATAAAAAATTTCGACTTTCGGAAATATTCTGAAAGTCGTATTTTTTTGCGTAAAAGCAAACCTTGGATGCGAATCAAACATCGTAGGTGAAATTTAATATTATCAAACCGAGTCAATCCACATCTATACATATGATTATAAATACATTTTATAAATACCAAAATCTATTTGACTTTTAGTTAAACTATGACATAATAAAACCGTAATGGAAAATAAAAAGACAAAAAACCGGACACAACCAGACGCAGTTCCTAATCTGGAAGTTCCCATTAACGAATACGTGGAACAAGAAACTTGGACACCAGGTCAGGCAGCCATAAAATATGTGGTTGTTCGTGGTGGATTGAGAGTTTCAGATAAAGACTATGAAAACCCTGACGAAGAAAGAGCAATCACAGAAAAGTCGTTTTGGCAAAGAGTTGTAAAACGATGGCCAGATGGAACGAAAGTTGAAATCGTTCAGTATGATAAAAAGAAACACCGTATTTGGTAATTATGAATAAAACTCAGATTCAACAAATTCGGACACAAGCAAACTCTTCCAGTTCTTTTGAAGAGAAGAAAACTGCGGTAAGAGAAATTATGAAGTATGGTGACACTCCAATCATTCGTACTACTCATGTAGGTTCACTCAAATCTGTTCCAGACCCAGGACTATCAAATCTAATCGAAAACGCCATGACAGAAAATGAAGTTCAAAATCTTCTAAAAAAAGGAATGTTAGATTATAAAAACGTTAGTTCAAAAACAGTTCGGAAGTGGCAAAAAATCGCACAAAATCGCATTAATGAGTTAAAAAAATAAAATACTCGCATATAGATAAATAAAAAACGTAGTAGAGAAATCTGCTACGTTTTTTCTTTTTGCAATTGTTACCTGATATTTATTCGTTGAAGATTATGGCAGAAAAAAAGAATACCATTGACATACCGCCTATATACGTTCTTCCGTCCGAGAACAAGGACTTACAATCATTTTCTCAAAAATTCAAAGTTGACATGATGGAACAAGTGGTGGGCATAATTGAATATGCTATTGAACATAAACTCCCCCTCATTGAAGTATTTCAATTCAAGAATTCTGATTTTGTAATCACATTATCAGAAAAAGATTATTTAACTAATCTTGACAACATATATTCTTACTATATGAGAAATGAAGAATATGAAAATTGCCCAAGAGTAGTTAGGTTACAAAAAACAATAAAGGAAACGTCCGTTAAACCTACTGATGAAAACAAAACGCATCGACCAAACTAAAGTTCAGGACAATAGCCCTAGTATTCCACAACGTGATAAAATCAAAATCAAATTGTCAATTCGTAAAAGAGAATTGAATGATAAACAAAAGCAATTTTTAGAAGTTGCTATGGATAAAAATACAAAAATTATATTTGTAACAGGGCCAGCAGGAACATCAAAAACTTACATGGCAGTTTATTCTGCTCTTCAACTATTAAATGAAAGACGAATGAGCGATATCATTTATATTCGTTCTGCTGTAGAATCATCCGATGCCAAACTTGGATTTTTACCAGGTGAAGCAGATGATAAAATGGCTCCATATTTGGCTCCATTGGTAGATAAATTAATGGAATTACTTCCATCTACTGACGTTGAATATCTTAAAAAAGAAGAACGTATTTCGTCTGTTCCGGTTGGATTCTTAAGAGGATTAAACTGGAATGCTAAAGTAATTATTTCAGATGAATCTCAAAACATGACCGTTAAAGAATTATTTACTCTGATTACTAGAACCGGTGAATTTAGCAAAGTATTTGTTTTAGGTGACCCAGACCAATCGGATATCAATGGAAAAAGTGGATTTGTTAAAATGATATCTCATTTTGATGACGACGAATCGAGGGCGCAAGGTATTCATGTGTTTAAATTCACGGAAGATGACATTGTACGTAGCGCTTTAGTTAAGTTCATCATTAAAAAAGTCAAGAAAAGCATATAACCGTCTATTTATAGGTTATACAATTTATGGCTAATGAACGAGTATCGCAACTAATCGACCTTTTTGCAACTGATTTACAGTCGAACGACTTACTCCTTGTGACTGATATGAGTCAACGGGAGTCAAAGAAGTTGGAAATTGGTCAATTACTTTTATTTATAGAAGGAAGTGGAAGTTTTTCCGCTTATCATGCGACGACGGCTGATACGGCTTCTTATGTCAATGGTAACAATGTACACGGAACAGTAACAGCAGCATTAACATCATCATTATCAACAACATCAATCTCAAGCTCATACGCTAACACAGCAACTTCTAGTTCGTATGCGTTACTTTCAAACTCAGCATCATATTCAAATTTTTGTGTAACGTCTACAAGTAACGCTGATACGGCTTCATATTTAATATATTCTGGATTTCCAAACGGAACGGCGTCATACGCCTTACGGTCATTATTATCTGACACTTCCACGTCTTCTAGTAATTTAATTTATAACGGAACGTCCAATGGAACGGCGTCATATGCAATAACCTCTTCAAACGCAAACGCCGCATCATACTCTATATCGGCATCATACTCCGTATCATCGTCGATGACATTGACATCATCATACGCATATCAAGCAAATAATTCTAATACAGCAAACTCATCAAATTATAGTGTTTTATCTGAAACTGCTAGTTTTGTAAGTCAAAACCTTGGGCCAAAATTCATAACACCAATAAATTTAGTAAACTCAACTACATTGCCTGTGTCTCCAGCAGGAAAATTTATAACATGTTCCGTTGTATCTATACCATTATTTACTAAAGTAGTTATATTGCAATATTGGATTACCTCTGGATTTAATTCAACCGCATATCAATCATATGTAACGAGTAGTTCTGGAGCATATAGGCTGGGAGCTATACGAAATGATGATTCTGGAACGGATTGTTCTGGTCAAGGAATGTATCCGGTAACAATTGACTTAAATGGGTCTGCGTCATTTTTTCTAACATCCGTAGGTTCTTCCAGAACAACGACTATAGATATAATAGGATATTACTAATTTATGCCAACAACAGGAAATAAAAGAGTATCACAGTTAGTAGAATTGACGTCAGCGGAAGTTCAACCCAATGACTTATTTCTAATAATTGATGTTACTGCTAGAGAATCAAAACGAATTAAAGCCTCGGAGTTAGATATTTGGATTCGTGGTACAGGCAGCGTAGTCGTAAACGCAGGAACAGCATCATATGTTTTAGGTAGTAACGTAGATGGGTATGTACTTAACTCATATAATGCCAACACGGCATTAGTAGCATTAAACGCAAACCAGGCAAATACAGCAACAAACGCAACAAGTGCGTCATTCGCAGACTTCGCACAAACGGCGTCATTCGCTTTAAATAATAGTTCTAACTCATCATCATTTTTGATATATTCAGGCGTTCCAAACGGAACGGCATCATATGCTTTAATTGCAGCAAATTCTGTAACATCGAATGTTACATCTAAATTGTTATATTTCGGCGGAGACAATGGAACCGCATCATATGCAATTAAAACAGGCCAAGTAAATAATGCAGTTAATGCAGACACCGCATCATATTTAAACAACACAACGGGAGCGTCAATTGCTACCGCATCATACGCATTTGTTGCTCAAGTAGCAAATTCGGGATTTTCTAATTCTTCCAGTTATTTGATATCATCGCCAAACAATGGTACTGCATCATACGCTTTGAAGGCAAAATCATTTGCTAATATTATAAGTTGTCAAGGCGTATTCTTAGCAAATACACAATCTGCAACAAAATCTCAATTGGATACTGTAGATATTTTCTGGTCAACATCAGGAAGCGCAAGAACACCAATTGAATCAATGGGAACTTTAAAAATTCCATTTACTTCATCAGCTCCAACCACAGGTATATTATATATGGCCGTGTTGGATAGAAACACAGGTATGCAAACTGTGTTAGATTCTACTTCTATAGATTTTAAATTAAGTCCTACGCTGGGAACTTGGGGAAATTATGATAGTGGTTCGATAAAACAACCATTCTCATTAATGGGTCAAGCATCATTGTATGGGTCTTATATGGTATTTATTAGCGCATCAAATAATTTAGAAATAGATTCAACAAGAACATCTAGGTTTAATATTCAAAGTGAGAGTGATAACTTTTCTGAATATTCAAACGAACCTATTAGTTTTGATGTATATCCATCAAATACTGCCACGTTTACTTTTACATCTACAGATGGAGGCCCATTCACTGATAATACCGTTGGATTACAATATTCAATGTCTTTAGGAAAACAGATATACACAATAAATGCATCAAATCAAAACTTCTATTCTATAAAGTATTTTTGGTTATTACAAAATGTGACGGCTTCAACATTTTCAAATAACACATTATTATCTTACATTAGCGGTGTACCTAATTCTTTGACTTATTTATCTTGTTCAAATTGTTTGATATCGTCTTTTTATACATTTGAATCATCATCATTGAATTTTCTTAATTGTAGTCACAATATGTTGACTTCATTGCCAAATTTTCCAAATTCAATGTCATATTTGGATTGTTCAAGTAATGTTTTAACTTCGTTAAATTTACCTGTGACGTTGTCATATTTGGATTGTTCTCATAATAATCTATCATCATTGCCTATAAGTTTACCATATGGAATGATTAGTATAAATGGAAGTTTTAACACTATTAGTAATATATCCAGCATGCCAATCACGGTAACGACTATGTCATTTACCAATAATAATTTAACATCTGTTATACTTCCTATATCGTTAAGTTATTTGTCAATAAATAACAACCCTATACAACTTTTACCGTCACTACCACTTAGTATGTCATATTTATCAGCATATAGTTGTAGTTTTTCTACAGTTGCCATAGATAATATAACATCAAATTTAGTATCAAATGGAATGGTAAGTGGAACTCTTGATATAAGAGGCAATGGAACTTTAAGTCTTACATCATTAACAAATGTTACGACTTTAAATAATACATTTGCGTGGACAACATTATACGATATATAAAAATATGGCAACAAGCATACCAATTAGTCAACTAAATCCTTTAAATGTAGTATCGTCAAGTGATTATATACCGATTGTTCAACAATCTACAACTACAACATTCAATACACCATTACAGACGATAGCTAATTGGATTTCATCCTCGGTGACATCTAATGCATCATTTTCATCTATATCATCATCATATTCAATTTCAAGTAGTTTGTCTGCCAATAGCAATACATCAAAAAGTTCTAGTTATTTGATATATCCTAACAATTCAACTGCATCGATGTCTATAACCTCCAGCTTTGCAATAACATCGTCTTTTGCATTATCTGTATTGGGTGGAACTTCTACTTCTGTGTCATCATCTTGGGCGTCACAATCGCTATTTGCTAAATCTTCATCATATGCAAGTAGTTCATTAAGTTCATCTAACGCTTTAACTGCATCATATGCCGTAACATCATCGTATTCCTCAAACTCATCAAATTCTACGAATGCCTCCGTCGCTACTACTGCATCATATGCCATAAGTTCATCTAACGCTTTAACTGCATCATATGCCGTAAGTTCAAAAAGTAGTATAGTGTTTTTTAATACTCCGTATGTTATTGCTTATGGATGCGCATATCCATATACAAATCCAAATTTTGTAGGCCAACATGTATCACAATCATTCCCTGGAGCAAATTATTCAAATGCGGTATATACCGCCGCAATAACGACTCCAATAAGTGGAGCTTGGAATGTGGTATCAAATACAACAACTCCAATAAATGCTTCAACTGTTATTTTAATTGGTTCCCATTCTGACAGTCAAAACGGAGGTGTTGCTGGATACGTCTACATCCAATTGACGAATTCATCTAGTAAATTTTTGTTAATGACTGGCGGCCAAGGCGGAGGTTCTGGAGCTGGCATTGGAGCATCACAAGGAATTTTTCCATTAAATACCGATGGTACTATTTTCTTTAATAGGCAAGGTTCAAATTTTAACAATGGTTGGGCTGTTGCTATGGTAGGATATCAATTATAAAATGAAAGACAAACTATTGCCTCATTCTAAATTTCCGTTAATATTAGGAGTTTCCGCATTGTTAATAGCTCTGTGTGCGGCGTTTTTTAGTGTATACGGTATTGCTACGTTATTTGCAGGAGCTTCTATATCCGCAATGGTAATGGCATCATCATTAGAAATCGGCAAGTTAGTAGGAACGACATTTTTATATAGATACTGGACAAAATGTACAGGATTTTTAAAGACTTACTTAGTCATCGCCATAATAGTGTTAATGGTTATTACATCATTGGGAATTTTTGGATATTTATCAGCCGCATATCAAAAATCGTCTATCGAGTTTAATGTTACACAAGAAAAAATTACATCCATAGAAAATCAAAAATCGTATTTTCATGATAAGATTGATGCATCTAAAAAAAGAATAGCCGATTTGACTGTTCTTCGTTCGTCTGAAGAATCTAGGATGTCACAAGTGTTAACTAATGAATATATTGCACGAAATCCTGTACAATTAAAACAACTTCAACAACAGAATGTCGATTTAATAAATGATACGGATAAAAATATTAAAGACGAAAATACAAAAATACAAGATTCAATAGATGGTATTTCTAAAATTGACAATCAAGTTAACGAATTAAAATTAGGAACCGCAAACAAAAAAGATATTCAAACTTTTAAATTTGTTGCAGATGCATTGAAATTGCCATTAGATACTGTAGTAAAATGGTTTATTTTAGGTATTATATTTGTATTTGACCCTCTTGCTATTTGTTTAATTTTAGCATATAACGTAGCTGTATATAAAAAAGAAGATGAATCGGTATATGATAAATTACCACAAATTCCTTCGGAACCAATACAATCAATACAGACAGTAGTCCAACCGACAATCTTACCAGAACCTTCGACTCCACTTCCAATCGAGCAAAAAATAGAAGAATCACATCATAAAAAAAATGAAATGAGTGATTTTTTTAAACAGATGTTTAAGATTAACTAAACTTGGTACTTGCCAAAAATAATAATACATACTAAACTTAGAAAGTTAAAATTTTTAAGCATTTGATTAATTACTAAACTATGTATGTCACGATTGCTATAATCATTAGCAATCTACGATGAATCAAACAGATATAAATTACATAGTTGAGTCCTTAACAAAGGCCATAAAAAGAAACGATTGGGATTTAGTAATGGAAGTTTTTGAATATGTTCAAGAATTCCAAGACGAACCCCAATATGAAGAAGAATAAGCATCATGCTAATTTTTTTGGTTATATTATTAACGGTGTTGTTGATTGGGTCTATCGTTGCTAACGTCTTTCTTTGGAAAGCCGGCGAGCGTCAATTGGCTATAAACGAACTTTATGTCGATTGGATATCTGATTGGAGAGAACAAGTCTTTAAGGTTTGGGCTCACATGAAGATGCTTGACGACAAACAAATGTTTGAAAAAGATGACGATGTTGGTATTGTGTTTCAAGACATGAAGATTCTTATTAAGAGTCTAAACGATAGAACCGAGGAAACGACAGAAGAAATTGAAGAGGAATAAGTCTCTATGAAAAAAAAGAAAATTCTAAAGGTTCGTCGTGTACATAAATCTATTGTTAAAAAACAAAAGAAAGTTACAATCAAACATAAAAAAAGAGTTACAAAACAATACAAAAAAAGAGTAAAAACTACTCCTATAACAAATGTCACAGAAAGCATACCGTTAACATTAACTTTGCCTCCAATTATTGTACCTCCGAGCATTTTACCTCCAATCCTACCAAAAAAACGTGGTAGAAAAAGTAAAAGTGGAATCACTACAGATAAAATGTATTTTACCCAAGATACTGAAGATTATATTATTAAATACAACGCAACTGATGATTTGCAAGTAAGGGAAGAAATTTATAATACAAAAATCAAATATCCATTTGAAAAATTAGTGGAAAATATATTCAATACGTTTAAATTTAGTTATTTTGAAACAGGCCCACTAGATGTTCAAAAAGAAACTGTATCACATTTGGTGTCAAATATGCATAAATTCGAGGCAGGCAAAGGTAAAGCGTTTTCATATTTTTCTATTATTGCAAAACATTATTTAATAGCTTTAAATAATTCTACATATAAAAGACGAAACCAACATGTAGAAATTGGGGAAGAACATGATGAACATACAGTTCAATTACAGACTGAAGATTCTCATCATAAAGATGAAGAAATGCGTGAATTTATTAGGCTGATGATAAAGTTTTGGGAAAATAATGTAGGTAAAATTTTTACAAAACAACGTGATTTGGACATTGCTAACGCAGTAATTGAGTTGTTTCGTAGTTCAGATAGAATCGATGCCTTTAATAAAAAAGCATTATATTTGTATATTAGAGAAATTTCATCTTGTAAAACGCAACAAATTACAAAAGTAATTAACAAAATGAAACAATATCAGAGTAATATTTCTCGTTCTTATACGAATAAAGGTTCTATAAATACTGAAAATTACATAAAGGTCTAATAAACATCCATACGTTTCTATTTATAGGGCGTATGGATATAGACTTAGACTTATATGATGGCAAATCCTTCAAGGATTTATGTAAAGATATTGTAACAAATCAATCTAATCGAAAAGAACAGATTGAAATCTTTATATCTGATTTGCGTCCAATGATTAAAACCATTAACGATGCAATGCAGGTAGTCCCACTAATCAAACAATATATTGACGCAGGAATTTCCAACGATGAACATTTAGTTAAATTGGCGCAAATTTGTCAAAGAATTATGTCCGCACAAGCTACATCAGAGGCAGGCGGAGGTTCTATGGGACTATCAGAAGAAGAAAAGAAAGCTTTGATGTCATCTATTAATGATATAGCAAATTGCGCTCCAGTAGAAATAAAAAAGATATCTAAAGAATAACTATGTCATATTGGAATAGAAAATCTAGTACATCTTCTCCATCTTTAGACTCCACCTCATTGTCTTCAAGATATGGAACAAAATCGTCCCTATCTGACGAATTTTATGAAATAGAACCCGCCGTGGTTCTTGATATTATCCTCGATAAAAATCATTCCTACTTCACAAGTAAGAGTTTTAAATTAAATCCAGACCAATGGCCAGTTGATATAAATGGTAGGCCTGCATCAAAAGATGATAAAGATTATACGTGGGTCGGTCGTGCATTGGTAAGATTAATTTATAATCAGTCTAATGTAGAAAAAGAAAATTTGATTTGGGCAATGCCTTTAGAATCAAACATTTCAGAGTATCCGCTGTTAAACGAAATGGTTGGAGTTGTGTTTTATCTTGGTCAATATTATTACACCAGAAAAATTAATACATTCAATACAGTAAATGCAGATGCCGATTTTAATGTAGAAATAAACGCAGGTGGATTTAGGTCTAATAATTTAGCATCTCAGGCTGTTCATGGTAATCGTGAATTAATTTTAAAAACTACCGACCCAAGCATTCCTTATTCCGGTCCTAATTCCAAACTAAATCTAATAGGAAGTATAGGATATTCTGGAGTATTAGGAAGATATTTTTACTACAATCCACGTATTCGTTCACTTAAACGAAGAGAAGGAGATTTAATATTTGAAAGCCGCTTTGGTCAGTCAATAAGGTTCGCTGCTTACGACGATGATAGAAATAACGATAGAGGTTATAATTTTGATTTTAGTGGTTATACTGATTATAAAGGCAATGGAATTATGAATCCGTGGACTGGTTCTGCAAATTCTCCAAAGACTGAGTGTGGCGGCGGAAATCCAATGTTTTTGATAAGAAATCGACAAAGACCATTGAGTAAGACTACTGAAGAAGAGAAAAATGTTGGTGGATATATGTTGGAAGATATAAACAATGATGGTTCATCTATACATCTTACATCAGGCGTAACATTTAGTCAATTTCAGACCACATGTATTAAGAAAATGTGGGGAGTTGGGTCTGAAGAACAACCACAATTTAATGGAATAACTTCCTTTATTTATCCAAAACTCATTGGTGACCAGATGGTAATGAACAGTGATAGAATCATAATTTCTGCTAAAAAGAATGAAATGTTTCAATATTCAAAGAAAAGAATGTCTTTTGTAACCGATGATGAGTATACTGTTGACGCCCAAAATCAGATAGTTATTACTACAAATAACAAAACGGTCTTAAATTCCCCGGCTATTTATTTAGGAGAGTATAATCAAACTAATGAGCCTGTATTGTTAGGACAGACGTCAGTTAATTGGTTATATGATTTGTGTAACTGGCTGTTAATTCATACCCACTGGTATAAACATACACATCCAAATGTAGGTCAATCCGACCCACCATCAACACAAATGACAGTTGAAGCTGCATCTTTAACTGTATTAAGAGATAAATTGAATTTGTTAATGAGTAGACGAGTATTTGTGGTCGGCGGCGGATATGCTCCAGGTCAGAATGGAGGAAGTATTCCGAATGGAGTTCCGCCAGTATCTATAACTATTCCATCTGGAACTGGCATTCCTGGAGGATGGAATGGTGTAAACAGAAAATATAGTTCATCTGAAAAACAACAGATGCAAACCGAAATTATTGATACGGCGGCAGCAGCAAAGTCTGCGGCCGATTCAGCGGCAGCAGCAAAGTCGTCTGCGGCTGATGCTGTAAAAGCGGTTACTGATGTGACTAATTTATCTAAAAGAGTAAATGATTCTATAGTATCAAATGCTTTGATTGTGGTTAAACAACAATCAAGTTTAGCAAACACAAATGCAATGTTAGCTGAACAATATGCAAAGACTGCAAAAATTGCATCTGATACCGCATCATCAACAGACAATGAACTTTTGAGAATAAAAGTAGAGGAACAAGCTAAAGATGCAGCTGATAAATCAAAATATTATGCAAACTTGGCAGATTCTCAAAAGAAAGCAGCTCAATCGTCAGTGTCAGTTGCACAAACAGAAGTAACTAAAGTAGAAAAACAAAATAAATTATTAACAACATCCAGAGGAAATGTAACTAGATTTGTATAATAAAACACACACAAAATTATGAAAATAGATGATTTAAAAAAAGCTATAAGAGGACTCGTAAGAGAGGAAGTTAGAAAGGCCGTTGCTGAAGAAGTAAGTAAAGCAATGGGAAAGGTGTTGGTTGAAATGGTTAAAGAAATAAAATCTAATGATAAACCAAAACTAGAAGAACAAGTCGAAGAAGAGGAAGTTATTCCGGAAGTAATTCATACCAAGAATCCAAAACTAAACTCTGTATTATCTGAGACGGCAAGATACTCTCGACCATTACCAAGACAAGATTTATCATCTAATTTAGCCGAATTAATGGGCGGAGAATTTGATAAAGTAGGTAATACTGAAGATGTTGGAGTTGTACAGCCTAAAACAAATATGGCATTTATAAAACAAATGGTCGGGAGTTCTCCTATGATTCCACAACAAAAATCCGTATTAGATTCAGGAAATGAAATTCCTGATGTATTGAAGAACGTATTTAAAAAAGATTTTAGGGCAGTTTTGAAGAAAATTGACGAAAGTAAAAAAACCGGTGGATGTATCGACCCAAGTAGGGTATCAATGGGATAATTATTATGGCAAGAACAACTACACAATCGAAAACGGTTTCCGCAAAACCGATTGGAATTACTATTCCAATTCAAGACGGAAATACAGGATATTTTGCTCAATCTTTCGATACGTTGACTCAAATCAAGACAAATATAGTAAATTTACTTAATACTCGTCAGGGGGAAAGACGATTCCAACCAACATTTGGAACTCGTTTATGGAATTTGGTGTTTGAACAAAATCAAGAAACACTAAAAGAACAAGCGATAAACGTAGTAAGTGAAGACATTTCGGCGTGGATACCAAATGTCACAGTTAACGATATTACAGCAAATCTATTAACAAGTAACGAAATATCAAATAATGTTGATATTTATATGTTAAAGATTGTTGTAACATTCACTGTAAATTTGACAAAACAGACGGATACTGTGATAGTAACAATCAACAATGCAACGATGTAATATGTCCACAACAATACAAAAATCATTTCAGCCGGGCAGCAAAGATGTAAGATATCTTAACAAAGATTTCTCGGCTTTTCGTGAGAATTTAATTAATTTTGCTAAATATTACTATCCTAATACCTACGCAGATTTTAATGATGCTGCACCAGGAATGATGTTTATAGACATGGCATCTTATGTTGGAGATGTTTTGTCATATTATACCGATTATACTTTTAAAGAAGGTCTTTTATATAATACGACAGAAAGAAAAAATATTATTGCATTGGCTAGATATTTGGGTTATACCACTTCTCCAGCAAAAGGCGCAACAGGAACAGTAGACGTATTTCAAATTTGTCCTGCTACTACAAATAATAATGGAAGTTATATTCCTGACAATAACTATGCATTGAGTATTCAAGAAAACATGCAAGTATCTAATAACGTAGGGTCTTCATTTTTAACTTCTACATCATTGGATTTTTCGGTTAATACAAACCTATCTCCACTTACATCATCTGTATATCAGAGAGATTCTACAGGCATTCCAACATTCTTTTTACTTCAAAAAACGGTCAATGTTCGTTCAGGAAGAGTTGTTACAAAAACATTTACTGTTGGGGATATGCAATCTTATTTGGATTTGTATCTTGACGAAGATAATGTGTTGGAAATTATAAGCGTCGTTGACGCTGATAACAATAACTGGCATCAAGTAGATTTCTTATCTCAAGAAATGATATTAACTGATGTACCAAATGATGAAGCCAACCAAGGAATTCTTTCACAATATCAAGGAACAGTTCCATACATTTTGAATTATCTTAAAACATCAAAAAGATTTACAGTAAATGTAGACGAAAACAACAGAACATTCTTAGAGTTTGGAGCAGGAACAGACGGATTTGCTGATGAAATTATTAACTTAAGTTCTCAACAAGTAGGAGTTGGCTTGTCAAATATCAATAATTTAAATTTGTCATTAGACCCTTCTAACTTTTTAAAGAACGACACATATGGTTTGGCTCCATCGAATACAACTTTAACAGTTACCTATACGGTAGGCGGTGGATTTGAATCAAACTCACCTTCAAATTCAATAATTAACATTGACGCATCAACTATTAATAACAATTTAGATGGATTGACGCCTGAACAAGTTTCTTTGCTTAATACTGTCAAGACCTCATTACGAGTAAATAACTCCGTGGCGACCGTAGGCGGCGCAGGCCCTGAGAGTAACGATATGATTCGTCAAAATGCAATAGCATCATTTGCTTCTCAAAATCGTATAGTCACTCAGAGTGATTATCTAGCAAGAGTATATGCTATACCAGCAAAATATGGTTCCATTGCAAAGGCGCAAATTATAACCTATAATAGTTTGGACGTAAATCAAAATCAAATTTTAACAGGAACGGTCGATTCAAATAACGTAGCGACAGTTAATAATTCTAATACCCAAAACTATTTTAGAAAAATAGCTTTTGATAGAAGTAATCCATTTTCTGTGAATTTGTACATGTTATCATTTGATGAAAATGGAAATTTAACACAATCCAATGAAGCATTGGTCACAAATCTACTGACCTATCTAAGACGTTATAGAATGCTTACTGATGGTATTAACGTTATAGATGGATATATTATTAACATTGGTGTAGAGTTTGTGATTACAACGTTTAAGGGCTATAACAAGAAAGATGTGTTATCAAACTGTATTTCTGCTGTTCAAAACTTTTTTGCTATCGATAAATGGGAATTTTCGCAAGCAATCAATCTCAGTAGTTTAAAGTTGGAAATAGCTAAAGTTGATGGAGTACAGACCGTAGTATCTTTGGATATTATAAATAAAACGCCATTGACTACTAATGGTGGTAATTATTCACCAGTGGAGTATGATATTGCCTCTGCGACACAAAACGATATGATTTATCCTTCATTAGACCCATCAATATTTGAAGTTAAATATCCAAACAGCGATATTCAAGGAACCGTATTGTAATATGCATCATTTCATTTATCCATCACAAGACACATTCATAACTAATGTCGCCGGATTCACCGATTTAAACTTTGGAATAGATGAAATTCTACGAGTAGGAACAACTGCTGCGACAGTAGCAATACAGGTACCTACAGAAATAGGAGTAAATTGGGAAAATATATATTGTCCATCTTCGTCTTGGGATAATTGGATAACTCCTTGGGGTGATAATCCTACTGGAAGTTACTCTAAAAAAACAGTAGTAAACACATATATTCAAAGAGTATTGGTTCAGTTTGATGTAACATCAATTTCAAAATCTATTGCAGACGGAGATATAACAAATCCTAAATTTAAACTTAAATTAAACGTAGCAAGAGAGATGGAATTACCTATTAGATATAATATTTATGCGTTTCCAATTTCACAAAGTTGGGTGATGGGGGACGGATATATTTCTGATAATGGGTCTACGGCCGGCGCAAGCTGGATTTATAGAGATTTTAAAAACGGAACTCCTTGGACGACTACCGGTTCATCTTATATCCAATCTATTTCCGTGACACAATCATTCGATTATCAGGTCGGTGATATTAATATGGACGTTACACCAATCGTAAATGCTTGGATAAATGGAACTGTCCAAAATAACGGTATAGTTTTAATTAGTAGTGATGAATTTCAATCAACGGGCTCAGGTTTTGGATTGTATTTCTTTAGTAAAGATACAAATACAATTTATGAACCAGTTTTAGATGTTGGTTGGTCTAATGATTTTTCTTGGTCAACAGGAAGTATAATAACAGCCAGCGCAAATATTTCATCTATTGATGCCGGACTTTTGGCCACGGTATCTGACAGCGCTTCTATAAGCGGTTCGTTATATGGAGGATTTACGGGTTTTGCAAACATAACATTCAGTTCAAGTTTCTCATCTAGTTATGATACTTCTTCAATGACAACATCGTCATTCTTTTTTGAAAACGCTAGTGGGTTGATGATAGCTACAGGAGTAAACGGATTAATAGTTAGTATGTCTATAGTGGGCAATTTTTCAGGGTCAATAAGTCACTCAATTGATACTATAACACACACTTGTCAAGCTTGTACACCACAGTTTGGCGCAGGATTTAATTATCCTGGTCCAGGACAAAATCAAACACAATATGAAGGACATGACATTTACGGTTGGGGTCATGAATTTAATACATTTAACCAATACGATTGGACAAGCGACCATTTGTATCAACAAGAATTTGGCCCAGGATTCTCAGGTTCGAATTGTAGTGAATACCAAGTAACTTCTTCATATTTGATGGGAATAATTATAGATGGAAATTTCAGCGGAAGTACATTTACTTCAAGTTTAATCAATGGATATATACTTGGATATGGAACACTAATTGGTAGTTGGAAAGAATCTATGATAATAGGAACTCATATGAGTTCAAGTTATCCATTTAAACCATTATATCCTACCGCTTTATTTGTATCGTTCTATGGAGATTATGTTAACGGAACTGCATTTGGTTCTATTACAAATCTTTCGGCTAGTTATGGATTATATAATTATGGAACCTTTAGTGGTGTATTTACTACAGGCCCATTAAAAGGAACACAAATATATGCGCCATTTTCAGGAAGTATTTTGAGTTCTAGTTATTTTTATACAAGTAGTTTAAACATAACATCATCTAGTTTATCGCCTGTAAATGTTCAAAAACCTTTTACAACAGTATTACAAAACATCCCATCTTCTGTAAAGTCAGGTGATGTTATTAAGATAAACGTATTTGGTCGTCAACAATTTCCATTGAAAAATTTCAATCGTCAAACTCAATTTACACAATTTTTAACACCACAATACTTACCATCATCATCATACTACGCGATTAAAGATAACGAAACTGAGCAAATAATACTTGATTTCGATAATTATACCCAGATAAGTTGTGACCAAAATGGAAATTATTTCCTATTAGACACCACAAGTTACCCACAAGAGAGGTATTTTAAACTTTTAATCAGGGTTGAAGAGAACGGAACGATATATACTTTTGATAAAGGTAACATATTCAAGATTGTGAGATAAAAATGACAGATTTTAGCCAACAGATAGCAGATTTTACGACAAACGGAACCTACACATACATTTTTGATGTTGTTGGCAACGAAATTGTAAATCCATCATCATCTGTATTTCAACAGGTATATTTCTCAATTCCATTGAGAAATTACATTTACAACACATCAAGAATAGAATCATTTTATGACTCTACTTTTACTGAATTTATTCCAACAACTATAACCAGTTCAACATTGACTGCGTCTATATTTCCACAAGATGCGATTGACCAAATTAATGCGGTAACTTATCAGAATGTCCAGTTACAAAACCAATTACAAAATTTGATTATTTCCAGTGAAATGAACAGCGGGTCAGCTGATGCACAATCTATAAAAAATACAATTATAAATTTGAGAATTCAATTAGGTCAAGGGTCGTTAACAAGTGATTTTCAAGATGTTTATCCGTATCTCCCAATTCCATTGGAATCACAAACCCCAACATTAGGATAAAATATGTCATTACCATACCCAGTTTTAGGAGAATACACAGGAAGCATTAAATCCGGCTCATATCTGGACAGTAATGATACTTCTTTGTTTTATGTCTCTCAGAGTTCAGATATATGGTTTGGATTGTCTTCAAATGACGCAATTGAAGTTTCTTCATATTCTACAGATGACCAAACTCAAGTAGCTTGGGGAATTTTAGACCAAGATAAAAATTTTCAAACTATTACATTAACATATTTGAATAGTTTAAATACGCCGACGACCTATTCATACAATCAACTTGTAAATCCTTTTACGTTTTACAAGAATGATAAAATATTAATTCAACCTTCGTCCGATTTAAATCAAATAGGAATTACAGAAGGAAACTATGTAGTCGGTTATAATTTTGTAAGAAATATAGCAGGAAGCATATCTTCATCATTAACAATTAAAGATATATCAACGTCAAGAACTGAAATCAAGTTGATACCATCTCAAAAATCTGATATACAATATAATTCTTTTTGTATAAAAAAGTTTCCAATAAAAGATGTTGCTTCGGTATTATTGTCAATATCTAAAAATTTTTCATATGATAGTGTTTATAAGAAGATGAGTTCGTTAAACACTTATCAAGCCGGTATATCATATTTAAAATTCGTTTTCTTTCTTACTGATGATGGTTCTATAATAACTTTCTTAAGAAATTTGTATGAGGATTTTATAAAATATTCATCTCCAACTATAACGAATATTAGTACATCTTCGTCAACTCTTACAAGAATACAAGGTATAAAAACGTATTATAACAACTTTTTATTACAAAATTATGAACAGATTGCCGATTTTGATGATATACGTAATCTTTACATTAACTTTGTAAACACCAGATTAGATGAAGTATTTAATCAATTTTTGAATTCTCAAGACAAAAATTATAGTGACATGCGTCAATTTTGTTATGATTATTTTGTTACATATTTTTATGATGTTTCAGTTACTCCATTGAAACAAAGTTATGAAACAAAATATTTTGGACAGTTTAAAAATGTTTTAAATTTTGGAAATAACAGATATTTTTCAATATTAAATACGGCGTATATTGATGAGAAGACATCTCCAACCGACCCATTAACGTTAATTATAAAGTTATCTGAGGCATTGCCTTATGATATTTCTGTTAAAGATACATGTTGGGTATCAAACTTCGGTATGACGCCTTATATCTTTACGGTAATCATTCAGAATCCGGTAAAATATCAGACTATAAAAATTTCTCCGCCAAATTTTGGTTCGCCACAAAATTTAATTAATAAAGAAAATACAAACCAATTGTATTCGTCCGATGATTTAACAAGTAATGCCAATACAAATGATAATGTTCAAGTTAACAAAAAAATTGCCGAATTAAATACGGATTACAGCGATTATTCTAACTTTATTGTTTTTTCATCTGCGCAAAATCGTCTTAGTATTTTCAAAAATAAGATGATTCAATGGACTATTTTAAGTTCGTCTATATCTGAATTAAACAGACGGTATGATGTTTCATTATCATCATCAGTATCATACCCATACTATTCAAAAGAATATGCAGACTTAACTTTACAAACAACGCAAATTGTAAACTCTTTTGATGGATTTGATTCTTATCTTTTTAACAATGGAAAGTATAAATATAACGCAGTATCTAGTACATTTTATAGCGCAAGTTATGTATCAGATGAAGATTTAAGAGCTAATTTATACGACAGAAATAACAGAGATAGTTTATATACAAATGTTCCTGATTATATCAGAACCGATTCAAACAATTCCGATTATTTGACGTTCTTAAACATGGCAGGTCATCATTTCGATAACATCTATACATATATTTCTGCTATGCCTATAGAAAGGCAAGTAAGAAACGAATTAACATCAAGCATTCCAAACAATACTTTAAAAGAAATGTTGTATTCATTTGGGTGGAATGTTGATGATATTATTGGTTCATTGGATATTGACGAAGTGTATCTGAACAGCATGGATTCAGCATCTTATAATGCGTTGTCAGGACAACAAAGATTACAAACTATTTGGAATCGTATTTTAGTAAGTTTGCCTGGATTGTATAAGACCAAAGGAACTTTGGAGTGTGTTAATTATTTGATGTCATGTTATGGATTGCCATCATCGATGATAACTGTTCGGGAATACGGCGGAACCGATTATGCCGACGATACATCTCCAACTTATGCGTTGGATGAAAAAACTTACATGTTAAATTTTTCTGGTATAGGAGATTACATTGAAGGCCCAATTCCATATTCAACTAATACTGTAGAATTTAAGTTTTCTATAGATAAACTAACATCGGATGTATATGAAGATTTCACATATGTTCCATTATTTACAAGCATCCCATATCAATTCACCAGTTCAGCGAACTTTAATTGGACTGTTGGATTCTATAAAGTTCCTGGCCAATCTACAGGTAAAGTGATATTTCAAATGGGTTCTGGTTCTTCTGGAACTTCAATAACAAGTAGCGCATTACCAATATTTAATGGAGATATTTTTAGTGTAATGGTTAGAAGAAATCAGCCGGATTCGTTATTTGAGCCGGCATTAGACATTAACGAAATTCCATTAGAATATGATTTGACCGTTCAAAGAAACGAACGTGGAAATAGAATTTTCTATTCAACGTCCAGCGCCATACTTTACAATGATGATAACAAAATCTTCTCTCAATGGGGGAGGTTTAGGTTAACAAACGGAAATTTAAAAGGGACGTTGGATAAGTTATCAATTTGGGATGTTCCAATTGACAACGCAGATTTCGAAGAACACGTAAACGATTTAAATTCGTATGGTTATAGCGGGTCTGTGGCAGACCAAAATTTATGGATAAGACTTAATTGGGATTATCCACAAAATATGTATTCAAATACAGGTAAAGTTTGGGTAAGTAATGATTCCGCATACTACAATATTCCAAATTATTATACAAATAATACATTTACAACAGTCAATCCTACATTATATTCTGCGTCAGTTAACATTATAAACAATGTATGGAGAGCGTATTATCCGACAGGCTCGGTAGATATTATTGCTTATAACTTTCCAGCCGCAATAGGAAATGCATTCTCAGCATCATTCGTAGGTGCGCCTGTGTGTAGTTGGGTGTCACAATCGGTATATCCATATCAATTCGATGAATTAACTTATGAACAAAACATAAACGCATCAAAATATGGCCCAAACAAATACAAAAATCTAAAAATTAACAGATTGAGTTATACATTAGATGCTAGATTAGATTCATTTAATAGGTCTACTAGTGAACCTGATTCGTCTGTTTCAGGAGAATCCAATCAACTAGGATTTTTTATTGACCCCCAAGATTCGAAGAACAAAGATATTTTGAGATATGTTGGTAAAACTGGTATCATGGAGTTTTTAGGCGACCCATCAAATCTTTATAGTGATAGATATTATGATTTAAGAAATAAAAATTATCAATACAACTTAAACGGAAACAAAAGAACATATTTCAATGAATTATTGACAGTTTATAAGTTCTATTTTGATAAGTCGATTTTTCAAGCAATAAAAAATATCATTCCAGCAAGAGCCAATGCGTATATGGGCGTTGTGGTAGAACCAACGTTATTAGAAAGACCAAAATATCAAAACAGACCTTTGACATCCAGTGCGCAAATATCATATCAATCGACTAGACAGTCTATTATAAACAACATTTATAAATTTGATACCGTTCCTCTATGGATAAATTTCAATACGGATTTTTCTAAAATCAACGACTCAAATCCAAGTTTGCAAATATCTATGTCAAATTCGATGCCTCCAAACTACAACACAGTCTTTGATTTAAGATATACAGGCAATCCAGTCCGCAGTTGGCAATGTAACTTTAATGACGGATATTACACTGACTGTATGGATAACGTTCAACAAGGATTTTATCCAAATTTTGAAACTCTCCCTAGATTGTGGGAGACATCTTCTACTGGAACTTTACCAGTAGGATATACTCGACCAATTAATGGTTCGGTAACAAACCAACCAGGAGATAATGGTAGATTTTTAATTGGACCAGACCAAGGTGTAAACTATTCTAATAAATTTTTCTCAGGGTCAAATCACGGAAATCATCCTATAGTTTATTATATGTTAAAAGTGTGGGATAAGTATTATTACTATACAAAGACCGGAAATTATACCCATACTACAAATCCTTTGGAAAATACATACGCATCGGCATCTATATATCTTTATAAATATATTGTTGTTGATGAGTATTATATGAGAAATTTGGTATATTTTACAGACCAAATATATTTGTCCGTCTATAATTCGTCTAGTTTATCATATAACTACGATGCTGTGAATAACTCATACTTACATGCAGTTAATACGTTCTTAAACACTCCTGACCAAAAAGTAAGTAATATATTTGCAATAGCTAACAGTCTTACACCAATATTAAAAACAAACTTTTCATTAAATTTGAACTCGGTCGCACAATATTTTGAATTAGTGACAGGATATCCTAGAAATCATTATATTCATAAAGCGCAACAGTTTTCTAAAACGAAATATGGAACAATTAGTCAAGGTATTTTTATAAAAGGAAGACAGACAATCAATACAACTATCAACGAACAAGGTATTAATGATGGTAGTTATCCTGTACAAACGTCCGATACAAGTAATGTAAACATAATCAATACGACCAACGTGATTCAGAACATTCCATCTTCTGTGGCAGGTACCGTCACCCCAACTACAGGACAGCTTAACATCGGAAATAAGTCAAAACAGGGTAAAAATATAAAAGATAAACATTATCTAACATAAACAAAACCATAAAAACGGACACGAAATGGTGAAATCATTCTATTTATGTAATAGTGTGAATTAAAACTTAGGAATAAACGATATGGCATACGTAGACAATACAACAATAACAGTAGATGCAATTTTGACAACCAAAGGTCGTCAACTTTTAGCGCAAAATGGCAATCTTAGCATCACCAGTTTTGGATTAGCCGATGATGAAATTGATTATACACTTTATCAGCCAAATCATCCAAACGGTAGTGCGTTTTATGATATCGCTATAAGAAATACTCCTGTATTCGAACCTGTGTCCGACGAAACTCAGGTAATGAAATACAAATTGGTTAGTTTGAATCAAGGTGTAACAACAATTCCTGTAATTAGCATTGCACAAGATAAAATTTCCGTTCCAAGTAGTTATACAGGAACTATTTCAATTTCTCCATCAACAAATCCGGCATACAATTTGACATTAGGTTATACGGCAATTTTAGGAAATAAAAACGTCGGAGTGTTAATTGTAGACCAAGCAAATTCTATCAACTCTGTATCTAGTACAATTCCAACATTTGCAGGAGATATTAATACGACCAGCGCACAGGTCGTTGTCGGTCAAACGTTCAGATTTATTCCAAACAGTAGTTTGGGACAGACTACTTCTACAACTTTAACAATCATCGGAAATGAATCCGGAGGAAGTTTGAGTATTGAAGTCACGGTGACTGTTCCAACCACAGTATAACAGAAACATAGCATATGATATTTAATCAATTAAACGCAAATACAGACATCGTTGCAGGAAGAACGAATCGTATCGATAGTGGATTTTGGCCTGATGGAATCACATTTATCAGCCAAAGCGGATTAACAGACAATTTTTATGCTTTGACGCAATCATCTGTTACACCATCACCATCATATGGAACATCAATTTATGATATTCGTAGAACAATGTACTATGTTGATATGTTTCCAGATTCAACTACGTTATCTAATAATGACCCATATATGTCTGTTGCATATGGAAATTATGACTGCGAAGCATCTGGCAGTGGAACTTTTAATCTTGATACTGCAAGTATTAAAGCTTTTGCGCCAAAAGCAATTTATACACAATATCAAAACTTACTTTTGGGCGAAGGAGAATCTGGACTATTTCAATTTGCATCAGGAAGCGCAGCAAATCCAACGATGATTAAATCGAGAGATATTTTTGTAATTAATTTTTCTTCTTATAAGATGAAAGATAAAATTGACGAGGGTGTTTTTGAAATCACATTATCAGGTTCAAATGGGTCTATCACTCTTCGTGATGATTCGCCTTTCTTATCTCAAGCATCATCTGTGTACAATTTGATACAAGGTTCGATTAATGATTCCACAACAACATTGCCACCATATCAGGGTATAGGATTGTTCTATCCAGATGATGGTGTTGTTGTATTTAATGCATCTACAATTAATAATTTAATTGGTCTAAATGGTGTATCAGGTTCTACTGCTCCAAATGGCAAAGTATGTCCGGCTAATTATACAACAAACAGTATAGACGGAATTGCAATACCAGGACAAAGTTCCGGTTCTTTAATTCCTACCACATGGAACCATGAAGTGTTTGCTTGGGCAATACAAAACGCAAATGCCACCATCAAAGTTCGTAAATCTGAATATGTTCCTTCATTGAACTATTTTATCAGAGTTATGAATCGTGATTTTAACTATTCAAACAATCCAACATATGTTTATGATGGAACGGATGGAGTACATTCCGCAGGATTGATTTACAATCAAGATTTTATTTCAAATCCGACTACATACATTACAACTGTCGGTCTATATAATGATACTAATGAACTTGTCGCCGTTGCTAAATTGAGCCGTCCAGCTGTGAAAACGTTCGATAACGAATTACTTATCAAAGTTAGACTAGATTTCTAATAGAATGAAATGCTCAAGTTACTCCATAAAGATGACACACAAACCACACCGTTCGTTGTTACAAAAAATTGGGAACTGTCAAATGTAACAAACGAGGATGTTATCCTCATGGAACATAGTGGCAGTGATGGTTTGCCTGTTGGGATAGAGTATCTTATTTTTGGGCCTAATTTTCCTGTGACTGCAAGCAATTGTAATGTTGCATTGGAAAATCAAACCAATGATTTAGCTCGTTATCGTGATGGATTAAAACTGTCAGGAATCTTCTATCCTGACTCCGACCCAAAAAATAATGATGGAACATATCAACGAGTTGTATACTCTCAAGTTGTTAATATGTTTTATAACAACTATCGCGACCCTACCAAGATATGGGGACTTGAACAAATAGATTTTGATAAGTCTCAAACAAAAAGATTTCTCGCAGATAAATTTAAAATGTTTGAAATACCACAATTAGTATATGGGGAAAAAATGATTCCAAATACAATTGTAATATATGATAAAACCACAGACAATGATTATTTAATAACTGATGATGGAAATTGTAACTTATTCGCCGGAAAAAATATTTTTGCACATCAACAGGAAATAGGAGAATTTGTAAATGGCTTTGTAACAGGAAGTTTAAATTATTGTGATTTCTATGATGCAATTAACCGTCCTGATATGCCAATTATGTCAGTATTGTATAACGTTTGCGCTACATCTTCAATAATTAGTTGGAATGTAAACAATTGGTTGGTAACAAGTTATGTAATAGAAAAGTCTACTGATGGAGTGTTATACAACCAATTATTTAATGGTATGTCATATAGTTACACAGACTCAAACATTTCTCATAGTGTAACTTATTGGTATCGAATGTTTGCAGTAAATCCTGCTGGTACATCTTCGTATACACCGGCAATAACGATTACAGCAGCATCATCTGTTTATTGGGATACAGATATAAATAACTGGGATGCAAGTATAATAACATGTGGGCCTACATATTGGGATTCCAGTCCTATATAACTTATTATGATAAAACTATTGAAAAAATATCAAATTCAAACTACACCGTTCGCAGCGGTGAAGGATTGGAGATTGAACAATAGTGACAATGAAAACCTTTTGTTATCTGAATCTACAGGTTCAGATGATGGAACCCCATTTGCATTAGAATTTATCGATTATGGAGACGGAACTGAATATCCAATCGATAATAGTTTGTGTGACATAGCATTAGAACAACAAGCAAACGATTTAGCTACTACAGAAATTGGATTAAATGTTAAAGGAATTTTTTATCCTGATACAGACCCAACAAACGATGACGGTACATACCAACGTTCCATATATCATCAAATAGAGACGATGTTTTATAACATGTATCTCGACCCGTCAAAAATTTGGGGCATTGAAAATATAGATTTTCAAATTTCTCAAACAAAAAGAATTTTATCGGATAGATTTCGGTTGATTGATATTCCTAGAACAGTTTATGGTGAAAAAATTACTCCAAAAACGTTTGTGGCTTATGATAATACTTTAGATAATTCATATCAAATTAAAGATGATGGTAATGGTAATCTTTTTGCTGGTACAAATCTGTTTTCACATCAACAAGAGTTGGGCGAATACGTCAATGAATTCATTGCAAATATGTCATCATCATACTGTGATTATTACTGGCATGATAACACATCGCCAATCACAGACTATCCTAGCATGGAAACGTCGTTCTTTCGTGGCAGTTTAGACCTAGCCCCACCTATTACGGATTATATTACCGGCCCTATAATGTCATTTGTTTCTGGACAATTAATAGATACTGTAGTAACTAATAGTAGTTCTTTTGAAAATTCATCATATGTAGTTGGACTATTTTCCGGTTCTGTAGTAGACTTGGTTATTACTGATAGTAGTTCAATTGATTATCCTTATATCACTACTAACTTATTGACAGGGTCACTTTTAACTACCGTGTTGCCCGTCGTGGCAAGTCCTATATCTGGAAGTTTTCCTGAAACATCCCAATTTTATACAACATTTTTCACCGGTTCTTGTTTGGTTACGACATTTACTGTAACTATGAGCTTTGACAATACTAGAATGATGACGGGATTTGTCAGTGGAAATGTAATATAATAAACTATGTATGAGGTGATAATTTATGAATAATGTAAAAGCCGAAATTGGACAATCGTTAAGTGGACGTTATAAACTGTTTGTTATTGACCAACAAGAACAAGTAGTATCAGAACTACCATGGCAAAAAAACTTAATTTTAAACCAAGGTATGGACCAGATACCTACTATTTTGTATGCAGATGTAATGTCATATGGATTTGTAGGTACAGGAACAAGAACTAACAACATTTCATCAGGAAATTCTTCTGGTTCGGTAGCCTCTTCTGTTTTTACACTAGTAACTGGGTCTACAGGACTACAAAACTTAACCAGTTCAAATTCAGGTCACTCTTCTGCATTGTCAGTAGGAGATATGATTAAGTTTAATGATTTATCAGAAGTACGAGTACTAGCCGTATCAGGAATAAGCGCATCAATTACACCAACCTCTACAATAAGTGTACAACCATTTACAATATATAAAACATCTCAAACAGGATTACAATCATTAGTACATTCTACTAACAACATGTTTGTAGGTAATTCGGACGGAACATATTGTGGAACTACTATAGTTGGAAACGTTCAAAAAAATAAAAGAACTTGGGATTTTGTTTATGAAACGGCATCAATCGTGTTTACAGAAGTTGGTGTTGGGTCAGGAACTTCTAATGCCAATGTGTTTAGTAGAGTATTATTACCACAAACACAATCCATTTTAGCAGGACAAAAACTTAGGTTGATGTATGAGTTGGATATAGCAGTATATCCAACAGGAAGTTCTCCTGGATATCCTGCAACAGCCTCTGTATCCGGATGGCCGGTTTCTCCTTCAACTGATACTGGATTTTTTTACAATTTACAGTTGGGTGGGCCAACCATTGGTTGGGTTTCTGTGGTAGATGATACTGGTGGCTCCGATGGAAGAGTATGTGAGCCGGCGGCAACAACTATGGGCGCATTTGTTTCAACAAACTCACAATCTTGCGCAAATTATAATTCAGGTGTAAATAGAGAAATTAATGGAGTTTCGTATGCTGCTGACACGTTTACTCAAGATGCATATGTTCCATTATCGTTTACGGCATATAAAACTGCTACTTTTGCTGTTGCTAACGCGAACGTTAATAACATTCGTTGTATAGGCGTAGGAAGCTCTTTTAACGGACATCAAGGATTTTATTGTGGATTTGCATGTGTATTTAACCAACCACAAACAAAGTCAAACATTCAAACATTGTCGTTAACTTATGTGTGGAACTGGGGACGTACATTGTCCTAAACTTGTAACGTCAGTCTATTTATAGTTATGATTGCACAAGTTTATAATCAAAATTTTGGATTTTCTGTGGCTTGCGATAACGTGTGGGCGGCGGTTGGAAATCCAAACCCATTTCGATTTAACCCATTAACATCAAGTATAAACCGAACAGGGTCAGTAGAAGTTTATAAATATAATATTAACACCGACGTTCATGATGTTAAAACAATTCTTTATAGACCAGCAACATCTACAGAACAAGTTCTTTTATCCACAGAGCTGAACAATACAGGTTCGACTGGCCCATACGACATTATCCATACAGAATACACGGGCTCTATTCCATATACTGCTGATAAGGATTTGATGGTGGATTCTGCTCAATATTATACATCATCGGAAGATGGTTATGGTTGGGCCATAGACATACGCAATACATTATTAGCTGTTGGCAATCCATATTACAGAAATGTATTTACATTTTCATCACAATCGTTAGTGTTTTCTGGTTCTGGATATGTGGATTTATTTGATTTGTCTGTTTTGGATATCGACCCTTATGCAAACAGAACATCTCCAACAATTATAGGAACCGGCTCAATTGGTGGTTATATAACCGTGACTGTCGATGTACCATCATTACAAAATTATTCATATGTAATTTTTCAAACAAAAGACTCATCTCCAACCTCTACATGGTTAAACGTAGCAGTAGGGGTCACATCTAACAGCGGCGGGGATATTACTATTCCAACATATTATACTACGTCAAGCATAGTAGGATTATCTCAAAGAGCCGTTGGTGTCGTTGGAACAAATCCATATTTAACAACCTTATACAACCCAAACACATTAACTACATCTTCATTTGGATATTCAGTATCATTAAACGATGAATGGTTGGCTGTAGGTTCTCCTTATGAATCCAGTAGTTTTGGTTCGGTATTCATGTTCAGAAAATATAATGGAAACAACCTAAGTTGGTCATTTGTTCAAACCTTACCATTGCCATCAGATATAGGAACCGGAGACAAATTTGGTTCTGACATTGGAATGAACAAGGCGTCATCATCGTTTAGTTGGAGTATGGTGGTTGGTAGCTCTAAAGTCAGCAGTTCCAAGGCATATATTTATGAATTTGATGGGAATCAATGGAAAAATACATTTACATTAAAACCTGATAGCAGTTCAATCTATCCATTGCCATTTTATCCGACATTACCAATCGTTGAAAATTATCCAAACAATCAAGATTCTTTTGGATACGCCGTATCAATGTATGGTGATAGTGTAATGGTCGGCGCACCATACGATAGAATTATTCATGAATATACTGGGTCATCATTATATCAGCAAGGCGCTGTGTATTTCTTTGACCGTTGTAGTAATAGAGACTACGGATATTATCTCGCACGCAAATCATATGGCAACGAAAAAATAATGGATAATAATTTGTTGGGCTGGTCAGTTAGTATTTTTGATAAATATGCGGTTGCCGGTGTACCAAAAGTAAACGCATTATCATCTTCTATTTGTTATCTTAGAGGGTCATTATTTCAAGAAAATTACTGTGGAGATGCCAGTGAAAATTCTCTTAACGGTCAGTTTGTGTTATACAATAAAATAACATCATCCGTCTCTGATACAACTAATGTGGATTGGAACATTACTAATGTTTATCAAACAAAAAAACGACTATTATCTCCATATAGAGCGTATGGATGGGATGTAGATATATCAAATCAATTTATTATTATTGGCGCTCCAATGTTAATGTCAGGTTCTACTACACAAATGGATTTAAACAGTCTTACAGGAAGTTTTACTGGAAGTGTTAGTGATATAGCCGATTTGAGTGGCAAGGCTTATATCTATAATCTTAAAAATCTACGTGAACAATTCTATGTAGGAAATGTATTTTATAGAAATGGAAAAGTTGTAATCATGACCTCAGGTTCAAACTTTGAAGGATTGCAATTGAATAGTGTTGCTACCAATGAATATGAGTATGAAATTGATTTCAAATCAAAACAGACAGTATTTGAAAAACAAGTTGTATGTCCTGTAGAACCTGGTGAGTTTAATGTTAGTACAAATCCTTCGGCTATAGTGTTACCTAATGCTAAATTTGATGTCAACAAAAACGGGAGGTTTGATTTCCAAGACGCTGATGTTTTATTGAGATATATGGCATATAAAAACACAGAAACTACAGGTAGACCAAATACCGATTGGACTTCTTCAGTTCTTGACATTACAACAGACGAAGAAACATCCGTGTATAACATGTATTCTTCGTCTTGGGTAAGTACAGATAGTTTGTTTTCTTCAAGTTATTCTTATATCAATAATACCATGTTTGAAGATTTGGATTTTAACGATGATAATAAAATCAATTCCAACGACATGAACATTTTATGGAAATATTTTATTTATAGATTGACCCAAAAAAACTATGAGTCATATATTACACCAAATTCTCAAAACAAGTATCTAAGCAGTATTCTCGATTATATGGACGGAAAAACCCTTAGAGGTCAACCTCCTGTGATAAATCAAAATTTCTTAGATTATAGTCGATTAAGTACGGCCGACCCAACAGGCTCGTACCTGGCCCCAACAGTGACATCAATTGGCCTTTATAATGGAACAGATTTGGTTGCAATTGCGAAATTAGGTTCTCCTATTAAAATAACTCCAGACTTTCCAATCAATTTTGTAGTGAAAATAGATTTTTAACTATATTTATAATTAAAGGAATAAAGTATTATGCCAACACCATCACCAAGACCATCATTGACAACCGACTTGGCAACAAGATATGCCACACAGAAAGCCGGTGGAGCATATGACGCTAAAAACATCATCGAAAGCGGTGTTGATGCATTATTTGCAAGTTTTCAGAGTTCACAATTTCAAATTAAAAACGGATTCCTAACCGCTCAAAAACTAGAAGTATCCGATTTTAAAAATGATGGCGGCGATTTATCCATATATGTCAAGGGACTTAACACTAAAAAATATGATTCTTCATTTCCAAGTTAATACGATATAAAAAAATAAACACAAAAGAACTTCCCATATAAATAGAAAGTTCTTTTGTGTTTAGTATGCCTTGTGGAATTTATAAAATAATCAATAAAGTAAATGGAAAGTGTTATATTGGAAGTTCCAATGACATTTTTCATAGGTGGAGATATCATCAACGATTACTCAAAGAAAATCGACATGATAATAACCATTTACAATCTTCATGGAATAAATATGGCGCTGATAATTTTGAGTTTTGTATAATTGAAGAAACTATTAAAGATAAACTTATAGAATATGAACAAAAATATTTAGATGTTTGTAAAGTTAACCCAACTCTATATTACAATATAGCATACGACGCATTATCTCCAATGAAAAATAAAATTCCGTGGAATAAAGGAAAAATAGGCGTCCAAGTAAGTTGGAGTAAAGGACTAACATTTTCAGAAGAAACAAAGAAGAAAATGAGTCAATCGGCAAAATTAAGAGTAGGAAATAGAAATTCTATGTTTGGAAAAATACATTCAAATGAGGCAAAACAAAAAATGTCATTGGCGTGGAAAACTCGAAAACCTATTAGTGAAGAAACCAAATTAAAAATGTCTATTTCTCAAAAGAAAAGATTTAATAAACCTATATGAAAATACTTGGATTAGATTTATCAACCTCTACTTGCGGCTGGGCAATATCCGACAGCGGCATTATAGTAGATGCCGGATTTTTTCGAATAGAAAAAGTTGAAACATATAAAGAAAAATCAAAAATGATTATAGAGGGTTTAGACGGTAAAGAATTTGATAAAATTAATGTAGAAGAAACTTTATCAGGATTTTCTTCTGGCTTTACATCACAACAAACATTAATTAAATTGGTAAAAAATAAATCGGTAATTTGTTATATTTTAGAAGAAACTTGGAAAAAACCAATAATCAGTTTGAATGTTAATACAGTAAGGAAGAAAGTGTTTGGTAAATCAAGAATTAAAGGAATAAAACCAAAAGAATACGTTAAATCTCAAGTTCCTCTCTATGTTCCAAATATAAAAGAATTTGAAAAACTTAATAGAAATGGAGATTGGGATATGCATAACGGAGATATGTATGATGCCGTGACCTTGGCATTATTTGGTTAAAAATGATATAAAGGGTGGAAATTTACATATTTATAAAAGAACCATAAAATCATAAAACTATGCCAGCAACACACTATCCAACATTTGACCTAACAGGTAAAACTCCAGCAGCGACCTATAATGATTTACTACAATCGAATACGGCATCATCATCTTTTGTAGATGGCCTTGGATACGAGATAACATCAGTTAACATTACATCATCATATTCTCTATCTTCATCTTATACGTCTACAGTAGGGTTGACAACAACCAAATCGTGGGTTGATACTGGAACACACACTACTCAATCTGTATACGTGAATAACGGTCTAATTATAAGTTGGTCAGTTGCCCCATAATTTAATATATGCCTATCATATCTTCATTAACTTTAACAAACCAAAACCCTGTTATAACTTATACTGCATCTGTGGTTACGTCCGGGTCTATTATAGCCGATGGACTTGGAAACCAAATTACCTATTTACAGTTAAATTGTGCATCATCTTCTTTTGCAAGTCAATCATTAAGCGCATCATACTTTTATCCATCGAAAGGCGCAGTAACTGATGCTGGTTCTCTTACAGGTTCAGTTTCGGCATCTGGATATGGGTTTAGTTCACCTACAGAATTTAACAATTTTATAACGTCCGTTTCTTCGTCACTTCAACAATTTAACACGTTATTGTCATATTTAAGAAGTTCCGGTATCATTTCATAATAAGTTGACTGTCGACTTTTTATACATTAGCATCTCTCAAAATGCTAAAAGAGTCACAATTATTTTCTCTGCTTGATAAAGTATTAAACCAAACTTCATTCATTCGTAAGGGTGAAGAAGCAGTTTATTATTGTCCTTTTTGTTCACATTACAAGAAAAAACTAGAAGTTAACGTTAGAACTCAAGAATGGCATTGTTGGATTTGTAATGCATGTGGAAAATCAATTCGTTCGTTATTTTATAAACTCAAAACAAAAGAAAAATACTTTGATGAGTTATATAAAATCATAGGTCAAAATTGGGTTAAATCTGATGTAGACAGTAAACCAACGGTTAATTTGTCTTTGCCTGACGAATTCATACCTTTATGGGAACCGTCCAATAATTTTGGATATGGTCATGCCATGTCGTATCTTCAAAACAGAAATGTTACAATGGATGATATTATTAGATATAATATAGGATTTTGTGAACAAGGCAATTATCAGCATCGTGTAGTAGTTCCATCTTACGATAAAAATGGTGACATAAATTTCTTTGCCGCTCGAGCATACCACGAAGGAAATTCTTACAAATACATGTTGCCTCCTTGGCCAAAAGATGTTATAGGTTTTGAACTATTCATAAATTGGGCCGAGCCGATTACTTTGGTGGAAGGAACATTTGACGGTATGGCAGTTAAGAATAATGTAATACCGTTATTTGGAACTACCATTAATTTTGCATTAAAACTTGCAATAGTAACTAATAAAGTAAAACGTGTAAACATTGTATTGGATAACGACGCTTTAAAACAAGCTATAAACATTTTTGATAGAATTGAAGATTTACAAGTCAATAAAATTGACATTCATTTGATAGAATTGGGAAAGAAAGACCCGTCTGTTCTTGGATTTGATGCGATGCAAGAACTTATTAACAACTCAAAAGCATTTGACTTCTGCGACATAATTAAAGCGAAACTTAACTCATGAAATCATTAGAAACAAATTGGATTAGAAATAAAACCGACAAAACTCTGCCTATTCCTGAAGTCATGGAATATCCCTTAACTGGAAGCGGCGGACTTTATTATTCACCCAATGAAGAAACTGAAATATTCACTATTACAGGAAAGCCACTATCTATGAAATATGGAGTAATTGTTGTAGGTAATGAATTTGAAGATGATGTTAAGGCTGGAATTATTGCACATGAATGGCGACATCACATGCAGTATTACCGTGGAGTAAAATATGACGAACCGCACTGTAAATCGTATGAGGCAGATGGAGATGAATATGATAAGGTTGCAAGAAAATATTTTGGGACGTCAGCATCAGAAATGGATGCTTTAAGATTTCAATATAAACATGTAGGATTTTTAGGAAAATATAAACCGTGGGAAAAATTATTTTACGATTTTGTAGAAGATTTACACGTCAAACCAATTTTCAGTTATGCCAATTACACAATTACCAACTAACATACAATTCAGTCATATCGTCCACGTCGCAGATATTCACATTCGACTTACACGACGCCATGAAGAATATCGAACAGTATTTCATAAACTATTTGAGGATATTTATAAGACCCCACCAACTACAGCCATTTTTATTCTTGGTGATGTTGTTAATAGTAAATTGGATTTAAGTCCTGAATGTGTAGATGTTGCAGCGGAATTTTTACGTGAGGCGGCAAATCTACGGCCAACCGTCCTTATTACCGGAAATCATGATACTAACTTGACCAATCGAAATCGAATGGATAGTTTGAGTCCGATAGTTGATGCATTAAATCATCCCAATCTGTTTTATTTAAAAGAATCTGGATTGTATGGTCTTGGCAACATTTGTATAAACAATTATAGTGTGTTTGATACACCTGACAAATATTTAAAAGGGGCCGACATTCCATCGATTTACAAAAATCAATTTGAATACTTTATTGCCACATATCATGGACAGATGGATGGTGCGGTTAGTGATTTGGGGTTCAAGTTTGTGTTTCCACAAGTTTCTGTTGATTTATTTGATAACCACGATATCGTATTAATGGGCGATATTCATAAAATTCAAGACCTTCAAGAATACGATTACGACGCATTCAAACCAATAATTCATTATTGCGGTTCTCTTATTCAACAAAAACACGATGAACCATTAACAGGTCATGGTTATTCATTTTGGAATCTACAACGTAGAGATTATTCACACATCGAAGTCCCGAACGAATATGGATTTTTTAGTGTGGTAGTTGATAATGGTACAGTAACGACGGATTTTACTAATATACCAAAAAAAGCCAGAATTCGTATTCAACATAAAAATTCAACTCCATCTGAAATTAAAGCCGCCATATCATTGGCGAAACAGGCAACCGAAGTCGTCGATATATCTTATGATAAATTAGACACCGGAACGTCGTTAATTAGAATTCCGTCATCCAGTGGAAATGTAGTTTTGGGTAACATTGATGATAAAAACTATCAAGTCACACTTATTACTGATTACTTAAAAACTAAGTTAAAAATCACCGACCAATCCTTGATAGATGGTATAATCAAAATAAATAACGAGGTTAATGACCTAGTTAAAAAAGATGATTTTGCAAGGAATATTCGTTGGATGCCTATCAAATTTGAGTGGGAAAACATGTTTTCATATGGTGAAGGTAATGTAATCGACTTTACTAAAACCAAAGATTTGGTTGGTTTGTTTGCCGCTAATGCTTCTGGAAAATCAAGTATTTTTTCTGCTTTAACGTTCTGTTTGTTTGATAAATGTGAACGTACATCCACGGCTAAAAACATAATGAATGATAAAAAAACAACTTTTAGTTGTAAATTTGAGTTCGAGTTGGATGGAAAAAGATACTTTATCTCTCGTAATGCTACGACTGACAAAAAGGGAAAAGTCAAGGTAGACGTCAAGTTTTGGAAATTGGAAAACGGTGAAAAAGTAGACTTAAACGGAGAACAGAGACGTAATACTAATGAGGTTATTAGAGAATACTTGGGGTCATATGACGACTTCGCTTTAACATCCTTAAGCGTTCAAAACGGTAAAAATAATGCGTCGGTCATTGATATGGGAGACGCAGATAGAAAGGATTTGTTTGCTCAATTCATGGGTCTTACAGTATTTGATAGACTTTATACAGAAGGAAATGAACGGTTAAAAGAGTTGTTTGTGTTGATTAAGACGTATCGTAATGATGATTATACGACTAAACTACTTGAATATCAGAATTTCTTGGAACAAGCCGAATTGTTATATGAGTCTGAACAATCTACATTGGTTGGTATTGGTAAGCATCGTGAATTACTTCAGTCCTCCATACTTGAAACAACCAAAAAACTAATTAAAATTGATGGCAACATACCATCAATAGAACGTAGTTTATCGATGTTAGACAAAGTTAAAAAGTCGGCTATTACATCAAAAGATAACATAATAAACAAAGAGAAGGAAATAGAGACGGTAGCGGGGCAACTTACACAAGTTGAACTTGAAATAACTAATCTTGAATCTAAAAACGTTTCTGATTTAGCTTCTCAATTAAGAACGTTTCAAGAAACTAAAAGAAGTATTGAAAATAAACGAGAACAGTTGAAGTTAAGTTATCTTAGAGATATGAAGGTTTTTGATAGAGCGAAAGATATTGATTATGACCCTGATTGTGAATTTTGCGTAAAACATGTTGGTTCAATAGCTCAAGATGCCAAAGAAGCCAAAGAACGGATGGAAAAAATTCAATCTGAAGCATCTGAAATCAAGGCTAAACTTGATATCGTTGAAGCTAAGATTGTAGAGATACAATGGTCACATGAATCTAATATAAGATTGACAGGACTCCTATCAAAACGTAATACTTTAAAGGACGATAGAATCAAATTAACTGATGATATTAACTCATTAAGAAAAGACCTGTCTAAGTTTGAAGACGACATCAAAACACATGAAAAGAATGTTGAACTCTATAATAAAAACATAGAATCGATGACGTTTAATGATAATATCACAAGTCAAATTAATGAATTTAAACAAGAACTAGAAAATGTAGAATATTCATACAAGACAAAAACTAAAACAGTAATGGATATTAACAGTAAAATATCAGTGTGTAAAAATCAGATTTCTGAAATTAACAATAAAATTGCTAAAATTCAAATTGTTGAAAAGGAATACAAACTATACGAACTTTACTGCCAGTCCGTGAGTCGAGACGGAATTCCATTTGATGTTATCACTGCAACGGTTCCTGAAGTTCAAAATGAAGTAAATAGTATTTTGAGTCAAATATGTGAATTTACCGCGTTATTTGAAACTGACGGTAATAACATTGTTCCATATATCGTTTATAATGGAAGACAGTGGTTAATGAGCCTCACAAGTGGATTTGAGAAGTTTGCCTTGTCTCTGGCAATACGTGTGGCATTGATTAACATATCCAATTTACCAAAGCCAAATTTTCTCATTATTGATGAAGGCATGGGCGTAATGGATGCCGAAAATTTATCTAAATTACCAATATTATTTGAATATTTAAAATCAAATTTTGATTTTTTATTGGTTGTGTCACACCTGGAAGCATTACGTGATATGGTAGATAGTCATCTTGAAATCTCCAAAAAAGACGGATTTTCTTATGTAAATTATATTTAATTTGTTGGAGTTTTTTGATTGGAGTAATATACTTATATTCATATGGGACGAAAATCTAAATATAGAACATATGATGAACAACTTGAGGCAAAACGACGTTGGAGACGAGAATATTATCAACGAAACAAAAGACAAATCAACAAAGAACGTATGCAAAAGTATTACAAAAGAAAAGAAATGGACGAAACATTGTCCTAAATGTAATAGAGAAATCTATTATTCAACAAAGTATACATTACAATATGGTATTGATAGTAATTCTATATGCAAACGGTGTAGAACGCACACAAATAAAACTAAAGAAAAGATGTCAGGAAAAAATAATGGTATGTATGGAACTCATAGATATGATAACCTGAATCCATTCCACGGAAAACATCATACAGAAGAATCCAGAAGAAAAATGAGAATTGCCGCATGTAAACGAATTTTAAAATTGCAAAGAAATAGTAAAGATGGTCGAATAAATAATGTTGGAATGAAAGAAGGTAATTATTTTGATACAATTGAAAAAGAAAATATATGGAATGGTATCTATTACAAAAAATCAAATCAACAATTTTTGATAGAAAATCTCGGTTATTTTGTAGATTATTACGAACCCAGTTTAAACATTGTAATTGAATATGACGAACCAAGACATTATGTATATGGAAATTTAAAAGAAAAAGATATTAAAAGAATGAATGAAATAAAATTAATCTTAAATTGTAAATTTTTAAGATACAATGAATACACAAAAGAATTAAAGAAATATGAATAATACTCCACCGTGTCGATTTGATTTAACTTTTATAATTTTGGGCATTCAAAATTTATCGTCGATAAAACCTATAAATTGTGTTGAAATAGGGTCAAGAGATGGATATGATACAAACTTTATATCTAATCATTTTCATATACCATCTAAAAATTGTATAATTTTTGAACCAAATCCGAACTCTTGTCAAGAAATTATACAAAATTATCCACAATTTCAAACATTTAACAATGCTATATCATCGACTGTATTGACAAAAGAGTTATATATTAACGAAAATAATATAGGTAACTGCAGTTTACTTAAAAAGACGGATTCTACACAAAATTCAATAAAAGTTGATTGTATTGATATGAAATCTGTAATATCGAATTTGAATTTAACTCACATTGATATTTGTAAAATAGATACAGAAGGAACAACCTTAGATGTTCTTAAATCATTTGGAGAAAAAATTGATATTGTTAAATCTATTCAATTAGAATCTGAAATAAAAACTGTGTGGGAAGGTCAATCTCTATATTCGGATGTAAAATTATTTTTACAAAATAACAATTTTATAGAAGTATTATTTTGTAGATTGGGAGATATTCAAATAGAATCTTTTTGGATTCATAAGAATTATATCAACGGATTAACTTAATAAATATGATATTATTGCCTATTTATAGGCATGGTATTGAATTTAATTGACAGTTTTGGCGCATCCGGCGTTAATTACGGGCTTTACAAAAAACAAGCAGATGTAACTGATACTGAGTATCTTTCACGATACTTTGTAGTGTCGGAATTTGACTCCACGTTCACTGCGGGTAAAAATCCTATTGCTATTAATGGTTCTCCGTTTTTAACTACAGATGGTGAAATTTATATTGAATGCTTGGATGCTCAAGGAAATTATCTCTTCATAGAGATGGCTAAGTATTCGGACGACGGAACTATAAACAACACATATAAAGAAGGCGTTGCCACTATAGTTTCAATTCATGTTTATGATGATACCGCCGATGGAGTGGGTAAGTTGATACTTTATGGAACTTTAATTGATGGTCGTTCTGTAAAATGGATGCAAAATGTAGTTATCAACAAAACTTTAACAAATCATTCGAGAGTAAGATTTTATCAGACTCCGGCTTTAGAAATTACTTCCGCAGAACTGCCTGTTCTTAGTTCTAACATTTCTATGAATTTGGTCAGCAACCAAGATTTTACAGGGAAAATAAATGGTTTGGCAGTAAGTCCTAAAAAAAGTGTAAATCAAGCTACTATTAACAAATCAAACATCGATATAGATTATAGATTAACTTTAAACACTCCTTTAGTTGTAAATTCGACTCCTGAAGTCAATGCTTTCAATTCTCAAATGGTCGGAGCTACCATATTTCTTAATATAAACAAGATTCAATCTCCAATATCGGCTGATGAGATTTCCGTATCACAAACAGCTTCATATACCATAAAGAACGTTTTAAATAATAATACCATTCAAATAGACCAACCTTACTATTATTTGGATGGATTGGGAAATACATCTATAACAAACATTTTAGATGCGGACTTTTCAATACCATATTCGTTTATAAACTACAATGATACATCGGCCAGTTATCAGACTACTAACATCGGCGGTGTATCATATATTGTAAAAGAATCATATGCAGATATAGTTTATAAAAATATCAGAACATTTTCTGGATATGTGGCAAGACACAAAATCTATAGAAAAAGTTTATTATCTAATGCTGATTTTTCAGTTATTGCTGATGAACCAATTCACTCAAATCAAGTATTGATTGATAGTTTAACACAGAATAAATATTATGATTTACTTGGTAAGTTTTATAATCAAGAACATATAAACCGATATTGGTTTACAAGTTCAAACAATATTTTATTAACTCATACTCCGAGTTATGCTATAGACAGTATGTATGTTTCATCTGTCACTCCCACCTCAGACGCGGATTATTTTATTGTAAAAAATGATTCATCTCCAATTAATAGAAACGCTACATACGTTCCATTTAACTCAGATGAAAATTTATCGGAATCTGGTTCGGCATATGATTCCAATTTCATGGCATTTTATAAAAATGTTCAATATACACTTGATATTTCGGCGGTATTGTTAAAAAATCAATCCGAAACAGGAGCTAAGTTAACTTTTTACATTACAAGTTCATATCCTAACGCACAAAAGGAATCTAATTATAACAACAAATTTGGTGTAAAGATTGCAGAACTTAAAGCAAATAACAGTGGGTCAATTTCGGATTTTACTGATTCATACACCTTCTACACACCTCAGAATGATTTGTTTGGAACGTTGGTAATAGTTCCTACTTTATGTACTGCTTATATAAAAGATATTTCAATAAGTGTATATGGAGATGATGGATTTTCTCCTGACATTTATGCCACAAAAATTCCTTGGCCTATAAGTGTAGCAAATGAAACATTTCAAATAAAGGCTGAATTATTTGATATTAATAACAATCTTATATATTCTGGCTTAAATGCCTTTCAAAACTTTGACCCATCTGGAAGTACGTTAATTCCATATATTCCTGGTAGTGGTAGCAGTTATAACGACTTATACATATCAGGAAGTTTATATGTATCACAAAGTATAATTGTTCAAACGGGAGACATTTATATACCAAACATTGTAGCTAGGCCTGGGCAGCCAGCAATAAGTCAAAGTAGAGTAGTATCTGTTAGAGCTGACGGAGCATTAGTATTTGACCCAATTGTTGATATTAATGGAGATAATGAATATTTGTATCTATCACTTGGAAATGCAAGTAATCGATTAGATACTACAATTACTACAAAAAAATCACTTTCATCTGAATATGGAGTTTTGGCCGGAAGAAAAATATACTGGGTTACAGGGTCTAAAGTTATAGAAACAAGTTGATAATCATGTTGTTTATAAATATAATGACAATTTTCTGTGACCTATATAATACAAAGGATTAATCTATGGCTAGACGAAAATGGAATTTAAAAATAATTGAACAAGTGTTAGACGGAGAAAATCCGTTTATACAGATTGGATATACGCCTGCATCTTCTACTAGAAAAGACGGAGAAACGTGGGAAGACTCTAAAGGAAAGAAATGGCAAAGAAAAGACGGAAGAAATGTGTCATTAAATTCATCAGATACTCCGGTTCTTGATGCCATCAATTCTGTTTCTAAATGTTCTAAATGTGGAATGAATGTAAGACTTTATGGAGATAGATTGGACAAAAAGATTTTTCCAAAAACGCAGATGTGTTACGAATGCCTAGAAGCTGAAGAGATGATTTATAGAGTAACTGGTAAATGGGAAGAATATCAACAAATGAAAATCTTAAAAAATCACCGTGGAGCATTGAAAGATTTTAAAGATAAGGTTTTAGAATCGATTGAATTTTTAAGTAAAGAGACAGGTAAAATAAAAGAAACTATGCCGGACGGTCAAGAATTAACCTTCTCTGGTACATCAAATCCAAAATGGTTAATCGATGCTAAACTTGACTTGGAAAAAGTTAATACAGAATTAGACAGAATTAATAAAGAGATAGAAGGTATCGAATCAACAATAGTAAAATAATATGGCAGCAGTACCAAACTTAAGAGACGTCATTCGTGAAGAAACACGAAAATGCATGGAAGACCCGATTTATTTCATGCGTAAATATGTAAAAATTCAACATCCAAATAAGGGAACAATCCCATTTAACTTGTTTCCTTTTCAGGAAGATGCTTTACAACATTTTCATGATGACCGATTTCTTTTGATTCTTAAGTCACGTCAGTTAGGTATTACTACATTGGTAGCTGCGTATTCTCTTTGGTTATCAATTTTTAACAGTGATAAAAGTATTTTGATTATTTCAATTAAACAAGAAGTATCAAAGGAAATTGTTACAAAGGTTCGTTTTGCAAATGAACATTTACCATCATGGTTAAAAGTTAAAGAAACGACAAATAACCACATGTCACTTCGATTTGAAAATGGTTCGCAAGTTGCTGCTACGTCATCATCAAGAGATGCCGGACGTTCAAAAGCATTGAGTTTGTTGATTATCGACGAAGCCGCATTCATCGACGAAGCGGAAGATATTTGGACATCTTGCTACAACACATTGTCAACCGGTGGTAGAGCTATTGTTCTTTCTACTCCTAATGGTGTAGGTAATTGGTTCCATAAGATGTGGGTAAATGCAGATAAGAAAAAGAATGATTTTAAAACTCTTAAACTGCCATGGCAATTACATCCAGAACGTGACCAAAACTGGAGAGATGAACAAACAAAACAACTAGGAATAAAAGGAGCAAATCAGGAGTGTGATTGTGACTTCCTATCATCAGGAACTAACGTTGTCGATTTAATGATTCTAAAAGAATATGAAGACGACCAAAAGATGATTTTTGATAGAATAGAACAATATCGAGGTGAAGAATGGTGGATTTTTAAACAACCTGAAGAAGGTCATAGTTATATTACTTCCGCAGACCCTGCTCGTGGTGATGGATTAGACTATTCCGCCGCACATATTATTGACGTAGATACTTTGGAACAAGTGGCAGAATATCACGGACAGTTGTCTATGAAAGATTTTGGTAACGAACTTGTTTTTATGTCAACAAAATATAATGACGCATTATTGATTGTTGAATATAACGGTCTTGGGCCGGCAGTGTTACAACAAATAATAGACCGCGAATATAAAAATACATTTTATAGTAGTTTGGATTTGAAAGTAATCGAAGTTCATAGACAACTTAGCAACAGATATAATTCCGAAGAAAAGAAACTAAAACCAGGATTTACTACAACAATAAGTACAAGACCAGTAATCATTTCAAAGATGGAAGCATATTTTAGAGAAAAATCCGTCACAATCCATTCAGTAAGATTGATAAACGAACTAAAAACATTTATTTGGGAAAATGGAAAAGCGCAAGCCGCAGAAAATTATAACGACGATTTAGTGATGTCTTTGGCTATCGGATTGTGGGTCAGAGATACAGCATTAAGATTGAGGTCGGATGGTATTCTTTTGTCAAAAGCTATGTTAGATAAAATTCACGTAAATCAAAACAATGATAAAACTCCAATTTATAGAGCCGGTATGGTTTCTAGTGGTAAAGATTCATGGCAAATGAAAACAGGCGGAAAACCTGGTGATGTAACTTCACTAACATGGTTGTTACGATAATTTACATATATTTATACTTGATTAAATATACACACAGCGTAAAAAGGACAATATATGCCATCTAACACACCAATACGACCAGAAGTAAACGTAGATAATGACGAGATTGATATAAAGCAAAAATCGTTATTCGCTCGTTTAAAGAAGTTGTTTTCTGCGGGTGTTGTAGTTAGAAACGTTGGTGGTAAAAAACTAAAAGTTAAAGATACTAGTGATTTGATGTATGCGACGGATAGAAACAGTCTTCGTGACCGTTTTAATAGAGTTCGTTCTACTTCATATAATGCTTACACAAGGGACTTTTCACTAGCCTATCAAGCCGCTCGTATCGATTTATTTAGAGATTACGATACGATGGATATGGACCCGATTCTTGCTTCAGCATTAGACATCTATGCTGATGAATCGTTAACTACAAACGAGTTGGGTAAGATGTTAGTTGTTCATGCCGAGGACGATAACATCAAAGGAATTCTTACTAATTTATTTTATGACATCTTAAACGTAGAACATAATTTGTGGTCGTGGACAAGAAATTTATGTAAATACGGCGATTTTTTTATGAGATTGTATGTCTCGCCTGAATACGGAGTTTATCAAATAGAACCTATTTCAGCATATAATGTCGAACGTCTTGAAAATACAGACCCACTTAACAAGAATTATGTAAAGTTTCAAATTCGTCCTACGGATACATCTCAAGTAGAAACGTTGGAATTCTTTGAATGTGCGCATTTTAGGTTACTTTCAGATTCTAACTTTCTTCCATATGGTAAAGCCATGATTGAAGGCGCACGTCGTGTGTGGAAACAATTGTCATTGATGGAAGATGCTATGTTAATTCATCGTATCATGCGTGCGCCTGAAAAACGTATATTTAAATTGGATGTTGGTAATATCCCTCCACAAGATGTTGATACTTTTATGGAGAAAGCCATCTCTAAGATGAAAAAGGTTCCATATATTGACCCACAAACGGGCGATTACAATCTTAGATTCAATCTTCAAAACATGGTAGAAGACTTCTATCTTCCTGTTCGTGGCAGTGATAGTGGAACATCTATTGAAACTCTATCAGGCATGGAGTTTACTGGCATTGACGATATTCAATATCTTCGTAACAAATTAATGGCAGCATTAAAAATTCCAAAAGCATTTTTGGGATATGAAGAAGAACTTTCCGGCAAGGCTACGTTGGCATCAGAAGATGTAAGATTTGCACGAACAATTCAACGTATTCAGAAAGTAATTATTTCCGAATTAGAAAAGATTGCAATAGTTCATTTATATTCACAAGGATATCGTGATGAGAGTTTGGTAAATTTTAAACTAGAATTGACAAATCCTTCAACTATTTTTGAAAAAGAAAAAATTGAAGTGTGGAGTAATAAAACCGAGTTAGCAAAAAACATGATGGAAAATAAGTTATTTTCTAAAAGTTGGATTTATAAAAACGTGTTTAATCTTTCAAAAGACGATTCCGATGAATTGCTTGACCAAATTGTTGAAGATTCTAAACAGATGTGGAGATTTAAATCTATTGAAGAAGAGGGAAACGACCCAGCAAAGCCATTCCAGAAAATTAACCCTAATGCAGAAGGTGGAGCCGGCGAAGGCGGAGGAATGTCAGACTTAGGTGGTGGTTTGCCTGATTTAGGTGGTGCGGGCGGAAGCGAATTACCTGATTTAGGTGGAGGTGGCGGATTGCCTCCATTACAAGAGGCTAAAATAAAAGGCAGTGTAAACCATATAAAGTGGAATCAAATGACTAAGAATCAAGATAGTGGAAGTATAGATGAAGAACAAGGAGAATATGCTGATGATTACGAAAGACCATCTCAAAAAGGAGAACATGATGCTCGCAGCCAACATCCGTTCGGTGAAGACCCATTGGGGAATTTAGAAAATAATAGAACGCCTAGAAAAGGACACGATTCTTTAACACCAAAATGGGCAAAAAATTCGCCATTAAGTCTGGAAACAATGGAACGTGGAACCTTACTTCAGAGTTTGGGTTCCTATTTAAAATCTAAATCAGAAAAAAAAGAATTAATTAAAGAATCGGAAGAACGTGGCAAACCATCTCTTCTCGACGAAGGAAACATAATCAGTGAATAGTGAAATAATACATTTTCACGTATTGTGTACATATTTATAAATTAAGTGGGAAGAGTTGAATATATGCTTAAAAAATTGCGCCATTCAAAGTTTAAAAACACCGGGATTTTGTTTGAACTGTTAACTAGACAGATAACGGCGGACATCATCGCTGGAAAAGAAAATTCAGAAGCCAAAGATTTGCTCTTTAAGTATTTCAAAGAAAATACCGAATTAGGCAAAGAGTGGAGACTATACAATTTTCTTTTGTCTGAAAAGATAAAAGATGAATCACATGCTGACAGATTTTTATCTGTTATTGTCGAACAACGTAAAAAGTTAAGTAACTTAAAACTTTCTAAAGAAAAATACGAACTAATTAAAGAAATTAAAGAACTTTATCCCATTGATGATTTTCTAAAAGCGAGTATTAAAAATTATCGAAGCTTGGCCTCTATATTCAAACTCTTCGAGGACGCATCTTCAAAAGATTTAAAATTCGACGCAAAAGAAGTTTATCAAGCTAAAACATGCATAATCGAAAACATAGTAGATAAACCTAAGAAAATTAACGAAGAAGAAGACATTCTTAATTTCTACGCACAACAAAACGAAGATATTCGTCTATTGTCATATCGAATTTTAGTCGAAGGAATGAACAAGAAATATAAAGATTTGGATGAAAATCAAAAAAATGTTCTTCGTGAATACATTAACAATATTTCAAACACAAACTCACTAGGAGCATTTTTGATAAGTCAAGTAGATGGTGTTAAAAAGCAATTAAATGAACTATCCGTAAGCATCAACGATAACGATGTCATCAAAATCAAAATCAATGAAGTAGTTAGACAATTGGACAAAGTAAAACCATTAACAGGAAAAGTCGTTAAAGATAATCAAGTTATGGTCGTTCTTTTGTCTTATGAATTATTGAAAGAGATACGTAATAGTATAAAAAAATGAAAAAATCACAGCTAAAATCTCTAATTAAGAGAATTATTCAAGAGTCTTTATCTTCCGAAGGACAGGCTGTTGGTGGCGTTAAAAATGACCACGAATTTGACGCTGGTAGAAGTAGTGTAATGAAAGCAGTCAATATCGGTGAAAAGGTAGGATTTGATGGAAAATATGTTGATGATATGCAAAGTGGCGTAGCAGTTAAGAAATTACATAATTTAGATGAAGTGGAATCTTATAAAAGAGGTGTTATATATCCACAAAACTTTAAATCATTTAAAAACTATATTCGTTTATCTAAAAACACAGCAACTGATGAATTTATTGTATTATGGTATGAGAACGGTAAATTGAATGAAGATAAATCATATTTTACCAGTGATATTAAAGACGCATATACTACTTTTGTTTTAATGAAAAAACAAGTAGATAAAGAAAATTCCACAGTTAATGAAGAAACCGGAACCGGCGCAGTAGCTGGATACCAAACACCTTATGCCTTTTCTAAGAAAAAAGATGGTAGTGCAAAGGCAATCGCCTCTGCTAAGAAATACGGAACTGTAGTAAAAAGTATATCTGAAAAGAAATGAGTATAAAAAATGCATCATGGAATAGAAATTGTCCTGATTGTGGGAGTTTTCAATCATTTGCGACTAGAGATGGACTGATGCGTGCTATAAAATTTGGTAGGGTTTGTAAAAAGTGTGCTAATAAGGGAGAAAATAATCCAAATTTTGGAAAAATTACAACGGAAGAAATTAAACAAAAATTATCAAAAAGTTTATCCGGAGATAAAAACCGGAATCGATTTCTAAATGGAAATGTTCCTTGGAATAAAGGAGAAAAAATTTCAAGAAAAGTAAGAAAAAAGATTTCTCTATCTATTAAAGGAAAAAAATTATCATCCGAAACTAAATTAAAACTTAGATTGTTGGCAATAGATAGAATTAAAAGACAAGGGGTTATTCGTTCATTTAATTTAAATGCTTGTAAATTCATTGAAGAATTTGGAAAGAAAAGTGGTTATAATTTTCAACACGCATTAAACGGCGGAGAAATAGAAGTTTGTGGATACTTTGTTGATGGGTATGATAAAGAGAAGAATGTCATATTTGAATATGATGAACCACATCACTATCAAATAGATGGAAAATTAAGACGTAAAGATAAAATTCGTCAAGATATACTTATAAATGAGATTAAACCCAATTCATTTATCAGATATGATAAAAGAAATAATAAATTATATGATGTTATTACCGACAGTATAATTTCAGAAACGGTAAAATGATATGAGAATAAAATTACGTAATCTATTGAATCTGACAGAACAAGCCCCCTCGGCTCCGATGGCCGACCCATTGGCCCCTGCACCTGCTCCAGTTGCGCCACCAGCAGGTATGAATGCCGGTCAGCCTGATGGTCAACAACCACCAACGACTCCTAACACTTCTCCTGAACCAGAAGACCCAGGGGAATATGATTTTACAAAAGATTTCAGAGCATTTGAAGATAAAAAGAACAAAGCGGAATCAGAAGCGAAAAAAGTTCTTTTGGATAAGATGAATGAACGACTCTTGGATAAAACCATCGTCGCAAATGCTTCCCGTGGATATGGACAGCCAAAGACGGATTATACAATTAAAGCAGTAAAAAAGGTTAGTGTCGAATTTTGGTATAAAGATTATGTAGTCATAGTTTCAGACGAAAACGATAAGAAATATTTTTTAACCCCAGGAATTAACATTAAAATTGATAGTGAAGGTTCTCAACCAGCCCCAGGAAGCGAACAGCCGCCTGTGGCAGGAGGAACAGAGGAACAACCTAAAGCAGACCAAGCTAAGTCAGATAACCAGCCAGGCGGACAAGAATCTCCAAACGGGACACCTCCACCAGCAGGAGAAGAGTCAGAAGAACCGGCAGGAGAACCACAGGGAGTAACACCACAACCTCCTGAGACAGAACCTGCTCAGGCCACTTCAACTCAGACATCAAAACCTGCCGTTCCTAATCAAACACAACCTGAGGTTCCTCAGACCGCTCCAGTCCCTCCTAAAAAGAAGAAAAAGGTACAACCACAACCAGTCGCAGAGTGGGTTCAAAAAGATTTAAGTAAGTTCCTTTTGGAATTTATGTCCGATGACGTAAAAAATCAAAATGGAAATGTTAACTTTGTTACATACATACAAGATTCCGTTAAAATGTTATCCGAAGGTGTAAATGTAACAAAAACGAAAGTTAAACTATTAATTCCTGAAAATCATATGATTCGATTTGATACCAGAGACATTAAGTTAGCTGCCGTTGATGTTATGAGACAAAATTCATATTTTGGTAAATATTCTAAGGGGTCTATTGAAATTAACAAAACTGGAAGATATTATCTTTTAGAGTATGTTAAAGAGATTGGATGGAACAATTAATATGAATCAAAAACAACTGTTAGAAAATTGTATATCTTTTGAATTCGTAAAAGATAACTTATTCGAAGAAGCCGTCCGTGACCAAAATAGACGTTTGGTTGTTAAAGGTATTTTACAACGTGCAAAAATTAAAAATCAAAATGGACGTATATATCCAAAAGACACGTTATTTCGTGAATCCAAAAAATACGAAGAAAATTTTATTAAAGAAAGACGTGCGTTGGGCGAGCTAGACCATCCAGAATCATCCGTTGTAAATCTTCAAAACGTATCACATAACGTTGTAGAGATGCATTGGGATGGTGATGATTTGATTGGAACTATAGAAGTGTTGACAACTCCTAATGGAAACATTTTAAAAGAATTGTTTAAATCAAACATAAGGCTTGGTATTTCTAGCCGTGGTCTTGGAACTGTCAATAAGAGTATGAATGAAGAAGCAGATGTAGTTCAAGACGATTTTGAATTGATTGCTTTTGATTTTGTATCAAATCCAAGTACAAGGGGAGCGTTCATGTTCCCATCAGGAAATCTTCAAGAAGGTGTAAATAAAAATTTAGTAAAAAATCCCATCAATCAAAAGTGGGAAAGAGTCGAAGACATTGTAAGAGATATTCTAACTGAAATTGGTTAAATCATGAAACGTTCACAATTAAAATTAATAATAAAGAAAATTGTTAAAGAATCAATTCTTCTTGAAACTATAGGCGACCCATCAAAGGATGAGATGTTTAATTATCTTCATCAGATGTATGGCAATGAAGAAGGATTTAGAGACGATGCTGAGGTTGCTATTTATTGGTTTGCCAATTTTTTTCATGGTGGACAATCTAGTAATCTTTATTCGATTTTAAGTACATCAAGATTCCATCCAGGCCCTATAGCCAAAGGGCCAGAACCACAATCATCGGAAGAGATGATGTATGAAGATTTAGTTCTTCACTTTGCGCCTAAATCGGAAGAAGCTATTGAAATTCAAAAGAAACATAACTCAACGAATGAGGGAGATGAAGCCGATGCTGCGAATGATATGTGGGCAGATTCCGATGACGATTCTGTGACTTCACCTATCAATAAACAAAAATCAAAAACACTTTTTGGTAAACCTACACCAAAGAAAAAATTATCAGTTCAGAACTTCGATTGGAGTGGAATTAAAAATAGAATTGATAAAGGAACATTGAGAGAGAATAGTGCGTCTGATAAAGATGTTGATTACGTTGAATATGTATCTCAAAGACAAGGTGAAGAACCATTTACAATGAAAACGGGCAACGGACTAGAAAAGTTTGAATATGTTAATGCTAAATATCCATCAGGTAAAATTGATATTGGAGTTTATGCATTTCGTGGAGATATGGTATATAGTTATGACCATTTTAGAAAATTATTTAATATTCAAGAGAGTAAAAAAAAACGTTAAAAACTGAGGGGAAACTTCAATCTTTGGTTGCCGCTTTAATGTTAGGAACGATTGGATTTAATACTCCTGTAGTTAAAGGTTTAATGCACACACCAGAAGGTCAGAGGATGGTGAATACTGTTAAACAAACTTGGGCTCGTATTCCACAAATACAACGTACAAAAGAAAAAGCTAATCAATTGTGGACTCAAGTAATATCTCATAGAAAATTTCAAAATCCAAATCAAGTATTACCTGACGAAACGAACATGACTGCTGCTGATTTAGCAACAAAATACTCCGATAGAAATGACAAACTAGCAACTCAATTAAAGCCATTTGTTACTAAATATTTGCCTCCAAAGTAAATATAAAATCTTGAAAATCGTTCATATGCGTGATAATATTCACTCTTATGAACGATTTTTTATTATCCTACGATACAGTAACACTACTTCCAAATTATTCTTCTCTATCAAGTAGAAGTCAGGCTGACACCACCGTTACTTTGTGCGGATATAAATTTAAAATACCAGTGGTTCCTGCTAATATGAAGGATGTTATAAATCCTGTTATGGCAAAGTTTTTCTCAGAGAATGATTATTTTTATATCTATCACAGATTTGGACAATCTTCATACGAAGATGTTGATTCAGATTTAAACACCGTATATTTCGTTAAAAAAGCAAATAGTGAAAAATGGAAGCTGATTAGCATATCGACTGGTGTAAGTGAAACATCAATGAAAGAGTTGATGACAATTAAAGCATTACGAATGAGAGTTAACTTTATCACTATTGATATTGCGCACGCGCATCACGAAAACGTTAAATCTACAATCAACTACATTAAACAAAACTTTCCAAACACAAGACTTATTGTTGGAAATGTAGCAACCTGTGAAGGAGTTGAATATTTGGCCAAACTAAAAGTAGATGTTATAAAAGTAGGAATTGGTGGAGGGTCAATATGTACTACACGTTATATGACAGGATTTCATATACCTACTCTTCAGTCTATAAAATATGCGATGGAATCAATTGGTTATGCTATTCCTATCATAGCGGATGGCGGGGCAAAACACTATGGTGACGTTGCCAAGGCCCTTACATTTGGCGCCACTATGGTCATGAGTGGAGGTTGGTTTGCTTCTTGTATTGACTCTCCTGCAAAAATTATAGATGGTAAAAAAGTATATAGAGGGTCAACTTCTTACGAATCAAAAGGTCATAGAAAGCATATCGAAGGAAAACAAATCGAACTTGTGGAAGGAACCACATATGAACAACGATTAATAGAAATAAAAGAATCAATCCAATCTTCCATATCTTACGCCGGCGGCAATGATTTATCGGCATTCAGAATGGTAAAATGGGGACGTATTTTACCTTTTCATTGACATTAAACGGATAGTATAGTATAGTTGTGATGTAACAAAATATAAAAAACATGAAAATCGAACTTGAAAAAATTGAAACAGCAATGAGTGAAAATGGCGTAGATGAAGCAATCATTGCAGCCGTAATTACACAATTAAAATCTGAAATTGCGGAGGAAGAAATTCAACCTGAAGTTGAAGAAATCGATGACCAACCAACGAATGATGATTTGACCGATGGTTCAGAAGATTTGCCAAAGGTAAAATATGAATATGTCATCGTTCTGAACGACAAGGAAGGCTACTTGAAAGATAAGGAGATTGCTGGCTGGGTGGTTCAACAAGAAGAAAACGCCGACGCGGGATTGATTGTTTCAAGAATTTCTGATGCCGTTAAAGACCAAAACGCAGGCGCCAAGAGAAAGAAACATTCGATGACCAATTTGACAGAAGCGTTTGAGTCGTTGAAATCTAAATGGTTGACTCCAAAGAAGTTGAAAATAAAAACGAAGGATTTAACCCGGTGTGTCATCAGCGATGGAAAACTACATTGACGTATTTAATATCCATCCCTTATATGGTTTATTCTTATTAAAGATACAATATATACTATAATTTCGTTTACCATTATTGTATTTTACTATAAACTCATGTTTTGTTCCTATGAACATTTCATGAGTTTTAGTATTTTTTAATGAAAATATAGTTTTATCTATTGAATACTTCCCAATTTTTTCTTTTGTTGTATCAGAATGTTTTTTGCCAACTTTACAATTTGACATTTTCAATCTGGTTTCTAATGTATGATGTTTATTATACATTGGATTATTACTACCTTTCCATAAAATAGATTGAAATTTCCTCTTTTCTTTAGATTTTTCAATTCCATATATTTCTTCATATGGTCGAGTGTTAGATGCTCTTATTTTTTCTTTTGTCTCTTGTGAACATGGAGGTCTTATTTGTAATTTTCTTTTTATTGACATTTGTTCTTTTGTTTTTTCATTATGTCTTCTTCCTTTCATTGGAGACGCCGCATCAAAACAAATGTTATAACACTTATCTCGTTCTGTCTTGGCAATGTCAAGATGTTTTTGTTCAACAAATAAAAGATTTTCTTTTAAAACCGTTTCAATTATTATAAAATTAAAATTATTTTCACCGTGACAATTCCAAGAATTTTGCAATATAACATTTATGTGTTTATTTTTATTTAAAAAGTTTTTGTGAGTCATTTGCCTTTTATAAATGTTATCGGATGACCCAATATAATATTTTCCATTAATTTTGTTTATTATCTTGTAGATTCCCGATATTTTCTTCTTTGTTTTTATAGTATCTATTAAGGGAACGTTTTCTTTCGATTCGTTTATGCTTGTTGTAATACCGCATACGTCGGATTCTCCACTGTTCTCTAATTTCCTCTTCGGTTCTATTAAGTTTCTTTCTTCCCATATAACACCTTTCGTTGTTGACATTTCACTGTTCATATGATATAAATAGAGTTGAAATTATTTAAAGTGACAAAAATCGTGACGATATCATGAAAAAAATAGACAGACTTCGTAAAGAAGCAGAACATACGATGGCTAAAGTTAGGGCATTGACAAGACATATACGAAATGTTGAAGATAATTGCCTATTACTTGGTGAAAAATTAATTCTAAATGGCGAAGTAGAATTAGGACATCATCTTATTGCCAATGGGTTTGTTCACGATTCTTCGAAATTTTTCGGAATAGAGTGGGATTTTCTATCAATCTTGCCGACCAAGGAAGAAGAAACGAAGTTGAAATTAAAGATGGCAATAATCCATCATAATCAAACCAACGAACATCATCCGGAACATTGGCAGGGCATAAAGAATATGCCAAGTGTTTTTGTTGCGGAAATGGTCGCAGACTGGAAGGCTCGGTCAGAGGAATTCGGAACATCATTAAGAGAATGGATTGATGAAGCGGCAACCAAAAGATTTGGTTTCACAAAAGAAGATGATATTTACAAAGAAATTATAAAATATGTTGATATGCTCTGTCAAAAATCATTTGAACAAATTAAATGAGACTTATAATCACAGGTCATAGAAGACATAAATTAGAAGAGTATAATTACAATTGGATTGAACGAACCGTTGAACAAACAGTTCTTGAATGTATTAAAACTCATGGAATATCTTTAGCATATTCAGGAATGGCAAGCGGGGTAGATATAATATTTTGTAATGCCTGTTTTTATCATAAATTACCATATATAGCATGTGTTCCGTTTGATGGTCAAGAAAATACAATGACACCAAATGATGCTCTTCTTAGAGACGAATTTCTTGGATATGCCAAAGAAATTAAGAAAGTTAAAAATTCTTGGATGGTTGAAAATTGTGATGTTGCCATTGTTGTATTTGACGGAAATAAAGGTGGAACACACAACGTTTTCCAGCAATTGATTGAAAAGAAAATTGACTTCTATTGGATAAACCCCGTCAGTCAAGTGGTTTGGAAATGTTTCAAAGATTAATATGACCGATTTAGAAATCATAAAAAAATATAATCTTGAAAAATATATTCCACGGTGGGAGTCATCATATTTTCAAGAACGTGTAATACGATTTGGCATTGAATCACAGAAATATAACGAACGTCATTGTGGTGATAAATTCGATATTCATCTTGCCGACTGTCAAAATCTTATAAGGCAATCGTTCGTATGTGATATGATTCAATTTATTAAAAATAATAGTCATCTATCCGACGAACAATTACGCCGATGGATTTCGACACGTTACGCTTGACATTTATAAAATGACTGATATACTTTGTTTATTATGAATTGGCTTTTACCAAATACAATCTATGTAACTCTACACGGTTCACAGGCTTATGGTTTGAATAACGAACTATCTGACGTGGACGTTAAAGGCATTGTCATCCCTCCAAAAGAGGTAGAAAACAACCTTTTTCACAAGTTTGAACAAGCAGAAAACAACATTGACCTTGAAACTTCATTGTCGCATTTGAAGAATCCAAAGAATCCAAAGTTTGAATCTACCGTCTTTTCTTTGAAAAAGTTTATGGTCTTGGCAGCTAATGTCAACCCTAACATCATCGAAGTTTTATGGACTGACCCTACCGACCACTTTATTGAAAAATCTCCGATGGACGAACTTCTGGCAAATAAAGAAATGTTTTTGTCTTCAAAAGCTAAATTTACATTTTCAGGATATGCCTTTGCTCAAGCAGCAAAAATTGAACGTCATCGTAAATGGATTATTCGTGGTGATATTGAAAAACCTGATAGAACCAATTTTGGTTTGCCGGAGGAACGTGCGTCACAAATGACAGAAATTTTCGGTTTAATAAAGTCCGAAGTCGAACGTTGGAATCTTTCACAGTTTCCATTAAACGAAGAAGAACGTGATGAACTAAAATCGACAATGTGGGAACTCATTTTCAATGTTTCCAAGGTAAACGTTAACGAAGGTAATTGGCCAAAAGTTTATGAAGCAGGTGTAATCGAACGTTTGGCCAAAGAATACAATTGGAAAGAAGAAGTTGTTGACATTCTGCATAGAGAAAGATTGTATAAGAAAGAACTGGAAACATATCAATCTTGGTTAAATTGGAAAAAGAATCGTAATCCTGCCAGACATGAACTTGAAGTAAAGTCAGGTTATGATACGAAACACGCATCACACCTAGTTCGTTTAATGAAAATGGGATTGGAAATCTTAAATGAACATAAGGTTTATGTCAAACGTCCTAACTGGAAAGA